GCTTTCCCAGCTATCAAGTCCATCATGCAGAATATCAACGACCAGCCCGGCAATGCGATTTTTGGAAAAGACTGGCGAACACTTTATGGCCAAAACTACATCACCGACCAGATGCTGGGAAATGACTTCCAGATTGCTGCGCCCGCCTTTTACCAAGTCAATACCGAGATGGCAGAAAAGCTCTATCAGACAGCTATTGACTTTTCTGAACTAACCGCTGATGATGTGGTGCTTGATGCCTACTCTGGTATCGGAACGATTGGGCTCTCTGTTGCTAAACACGTCAAGCAGGTCTATGGTGTCGAAGTGATTCCAGAAGCTGTCGAAAATAGCCGAAAGAATGCAGCAATCAACGGCATTACCAACGCCAGCTATGTCTGCGCCTCTGCTGAAGAAGCCATCCAAAACTGGCTTAAAGAGGGTATTCAAGCGGATGTCATCCTAGTCGATCCACCACGAAAAGGCCTGACCGAGAGCTTTATCAAAGCCAGCGTCAGTATGGAGCCCAAGAAAATCACTTATATCTCTTGCAATGTCGCCACTATGGCGCGTGATATCAAACTCTATCAAGAATTAGGATATGAGTTGAAGAAAGTCCAGCCGGTGGATTTATTTCCGCAGACGCATCATGTGGAGTGTGTAGCTCTGCTCGTAAAATCCTAGAAACCTTTTAGCGAAAGGGTTTATTGAGTCAATGGGAACAGTGGCTTTTTGGTTCTAGTGGGGATGTATCAAAGTAACCACTCAAGGTGAACTCTTTGTAATGATTCTAAAGTCTTGAAAAAATTAGTAAATCTATTTCCATAGACAGATAAGAAGTTAGTAAAATAATTATTACTTCCGTATATTATTTCAATATTTGAATTGAAACTGATATTATTTGGGTGTATAATAGAAGAAAAAATATTAGAGGTTCTAAAGGAATGAAAATCAGAGCACATGGTTGGGTCCAAAATCCATCTTCTTTTTCTAGCTTAAAGAAAGTAGTTTCAATATTTGACCCAACTAGTTCCCATTACGCAAATTTAGAGAAATTAATTCTACAGCAAATATATTTTGAACAAGATAAGTCTCGTTTATTTGATAAGATAACTAATCAAACCTCTGTATTTAATTATTCTGATTTAGTTGGTGGAGCGAAAGATAAACTTGGAAATCAAACTTCAAAACGTAGTGAGCAAGTTGCAGATTCTTTAATAAAAATTTCTGTGTTACCTCAAAGTACTTCAACATCTGGTAAGCAATACACTGATTCTTGGACTTCAGATGGCTTTTTGAGGTGGGCTGTTTGTCTTAACTTCGTTCAAGCTGATAGGGAGCAAGATACATTTTGGATTACTGAGTTAGGTAAAGAGTTTGTGAATACATTGGAAGAATCTAAAGAGGAAACTGAGGTGTTACGAAAGGCTTTTCTTACCTATCCTCCTGCAACCAGTGTCCTAAATATACTGAGCAAAGTGAATACATTTGTTAATAAATTTTATATAGGTGAGAGACTGGGATTTACTGGAGAAAGAGGCTTCTCAACTTATGGTTCAAGCACAATGGTGCAATGGCTTCTAACTGCAGAAAGCAAGAATGAGTTTAAATCAATAAAAAATAATTTAGAAGGAACTAGTGATAAATATGCTAGAATGATTTGCACCTGGCTTTCTAAGGTTGGATTTGTTGAGAAAAGGAGTGTTAATGTTGAGAGCCCGTATGGGAGGACGGGATTTCCAGAATATAAAATTTCTATGCGAGGTCTCCATGCTCTTAATCAATCCCAAGGTTCTTCTAAAAATAGAAAAATCAAAAAGCATTTGATGTGGGAATTTTTAGCAACAAAGGTTGAAAATGTTAATTATGTTCGTACTAGAAGAGCGTATATTTTAAAAGGAGTCCAAATTACTTCTTCGTTTAGAAAGTTGAGTAATTACTTAAAAGAACATGGTTTTGATGATGATCAAGTAGTAATAAAAAAAGATATTGAAGGTCTAAATCAATTTGGTATTAGGATAGAATTAAGTGGCAATAGGATTCAGCTTTTAGATGATATTGTTGATTTTACTATTCCTAATGTGTTACCTACTAAAGAAATTAAAAATAAATTTTTAGAGGATTTAAAATTAGACCTGTATAAGAAGACTTCTCTTCCTAATAAATTTTACGAAATGATTGATATCGCATATGATGGAAATAGAAATAGAGAATTCGAGATTTACACTTCAGATTTAATGAAAAATGTTTACGGTTTTAAAACTACTTTATTAGGTGGGGGTAGAAAACCTGATGTAATTGTTCATTCAGAATCTCATGGCTATATTATTGATACTAAGGCATACACTAATGGTTATAGCAAAGATATTAAACAGGAAGATGAAATGGTTCGCTATATTGAAGACAACAAATTACGAGATGATCTTAGAAATTCTACTAAGTGGTGGGAAAATTTTGATGATCCGGATAATTCTAAAGAATACTTTTTTCTCTGGATTTCAAGCAAATTTATAGGTGAGTTCAATTCACAATTGATTGATACTTCTCGTAGAACTCATATATATGGTGGAGCGATTAATGTGGTTCAGTTATTATTAGGTGCCAATTTAGTTTATTCTGGAAGCATTTCTAAAGAGGATATAGCTGGATATATAAATAATGCAGAGATTTGTTTTGAGGAGTTATAAAATGACAGTAGTGATACCTTTAACAGATGAAATGATTGCCTCAGCTAGAGATTATGCTAATCTATCACGTAATTATACAAGTAGGGCCCATGATTTTCATGAAGGTGGTGCTGATAATGCTTCTAAAAAAATGTATGAAGGGAAACTTGGTGAGCAAGCCTTTGCGGCGTGGTTAAAAAATGAAGGTATAGAATTTACCGAGGATAGAACAGGTTATGATGAAGCAGATAAATTTGATTTTGTAATCAAGGGATATAAGGTTGATGTGAAAACAAGAACTGAAGATTACCAAACTAGAACATTAGAAATGGTCGATCAATTCTACCAAAGACCGAAGGATATATATATTGGTGCAAGACTGCATAGAGATAGGAATGAAGTAGAATTATACGGGGTGATTTCAGCCAAAAAACTGGAAAAACTAAATCAGATCTCAAGTTTTGGTTATAAAAAAGACTTCTATGCTTATGATAATCAATTATCGACTATGGAAGAGTTTAAAGAATTCATGAAAAAAAGATAATAAATAGGGTTCTGTTATTTAACAGAACCCTATTTATCTGTGGGGTAATTAGTGACTAATACTTCAGTACTACCAGTTGCTTTAGAATTATGAGAAGAATTATCATAATTAAATTTTAGGTTGTGTACAAAACAGTTTTCTCTTTCAATAAATTCAAGTAATAAGTTATTGATTTTACCTTTATGTGTAGTTACATTGCTAAGAGCCCATTTAATATTTTTCTTAGTTAAAGTACGTAGTAATTCATATAGTTGTTTTTCTTGCTCTACCCCCCAATTTAAGAAACCTCTGTTACCATCATTATAATTTCCAGTTGTAATTAGATAAGGAGGATCAAGATAAATAAAATCTTTTTCAGTTAGATTTTGAAGTGGAAATTGTGTAAATTGGTAATCCGTAAATGTAACATCTATTTTATGTAGTTTTTCAACAAATAATCTAAGATTATTCTCCATATTTGAGCTAAAACTGCTTCGATTTTTACCAAAAGGGTTATTAAAATTCATAGCGTTATTAAATCTAATTTGATAGTTATAGCTAAATGATATCAAAGTATACAAATCAAGAGGGTTAGGATTACGGTTATATTCTTCTCTAAATTTTAAATATCCCGACTGATTTGTTTTACTAAGATTATACTGAGTTATTCTATCGTTGATATTATTAATTAATTCATCAGAATCACTTTCGGAAAAAAAACGAAACATTTCTATAATTTTTGAATTCATGTCGTTAAATAAATATTTATTCGCTTTGACATTAATTCCTACATTAATTCCGCCACAAAAAATATCCACGAATGTATCAATTTTATCTGGAAAAAGTGGTACGATTTGTGGAAGTAGTTTATACTTCCCACCAATGTAGTTCAATGGACTTTTTATATATTTTTGGGGAGCTTTCAAGATTTCGCTTTGTTTATGTGGACTTTTATTGATTCTTTTTGATGCTTTTTTTTCCTTAATTCTAGCATAGATTAATATTTCATAGAGCTCTTCATTTTCAGAAGGTATTTTTGATTTATATTTTCTATATGGAATTTTTTCAACCTTAACAGAACCATTAATAGAGTGTTTTTTTATGATTTTTACTAGATCTTCTTCACTAATAATACCTTCGCTATTATAGCTCAAAACCATATGGGTGCAATTTAAATTAGATATCAGATGTGACATTGCTTTGAGGGCATTTCGCTTCATAGAGTAATCACTGCGAAGATTTTTCCAGTCAAAAATTTTAGTTTTTCCTTTTAGTGGTGGTTTTTTATTTGTAGCAACATTCTCCAAGAGGTGATAGTTCGAAGCATATTGACGAGAGTTATAAGGCGTGTCTATATATACAATGTCAGCTTGTATTTTTTTAATTAGATCATTAGCATCTTCGTTATAAGCAATATTCTTTTTGTGATTATTGATCACATCACTTGGATAGATTTCCAACGCTTTGAGAGCCCTCTTATCCCAGTGCTTTAGATATGCACCGTACGTACCAGTTGTATTACTATATGATGGAATTGCTAAGATGAGAGAGGATAAAAGATAGTAGTATTCAGAGCTGGTTATTAAATGATTAACTTTCCAATCTTCGATAGTATTTCGAATGAAATCAACTCGTTTACCATTTTCTACTGATAAATATTGTGCACCACCTGTCGGAGTATAAGATTCTTCATAGTAACCAATACTATTACTGGTATTACAATATTCGTTAGCTTTATAATTGAGATATTGGAATGGATCATTAATACCTAAATTTTCTAAAATTTCAAATTTAGGTATTTGATTATTCTCAATTGTTGCTTTAGATAAAATGTAGCTAAAATATAAGATATCATTAGTATAGATCGTATATTTATTTTGAAAATAGTTTGCTACCGAATTAGTACCAGAAAATAAATCCAGAAAGGTGTTTTCAGTACCATCGGTATTTTCTTGTAAAAGTTTATTTATTTTTTCTAGCAGTAGAACTTTTGAACCTATATATCGCATTTTACATCCTTTTTCATCCGTACTTGTATTCTATTATAGCATTATTTTTTTGATATAGAAAGATTCTATTGATCCTTTCTTTTAATTATAATAAAGATGCAGATTTCTAGAAAGGAGGAAAAATGGTTAGAAGGAATTCAAAGAAATTAACGAAGAAGCAAGAGCGCATCCGCAATGCTTTTGAATCCGAAAGAACTGTTGAGGTTATTCCAGCGATGGTGCAAAATGCCAATATAGGACATCAGAAAACTCGAGTAGCAGCCTATTGTCGAGTGAGTACCTTTGATGAATCCCAATCAGGCAGTTTTGAACTTCAAAAACAAACCTACCTGGAACGGATTCAGAATACACCGAATTGGGAGCTGGCTGGTATTTATGCTGATCAGGGCGCATCTGGTACTACCATTAAGAAGCGTGAGCAGTTCCAACAAATGCTTGAAGACTGCAGGAAAGGGAAAATTGATTTGATACTGGTCAAGAGTATCAGTCGTTTTGCTCGAAACCAGCTGGATTTCATTAGTATATATCGGGAACTGAAAGCTTTACCTCATCCAGTCGGTATTTTAATAGAAGACATTAATCTAAACACACTGGATACCAAAGGTGAGCTCGTTTTAGGTGTCATGTCCATAGTAGCTCAGGGAGAGAGTGAACAGAAAAGTGCTTCTATTACTTGGTCGATAATTGAGCGTTTCAAACGTGGTATCCCTATTATTCCAACGCATAATCTGCTTGGCTATACCAAGGACAAATATGGTCAAATCGTAATTGATGATTCAGAAGCCAATGTAGTAAGGTATATTTACGATTCCTATATGAATGGCAGAACTGCGCGTGATATTGCTGATTCGTTAATGAAACACCACATTCCAACGGTCACTGGACTTGAAAACTGGTCTACCCTTGCTGTTAATAACATTCTTAGGAATGAGAAGTATAAGGGTGAGATTATTATGCAGAAGACCTATACGGTTGACTGCTTTAGTCATAAGACACGGAAGAATAATGGTGAGCGTCCGAAATACCGACTGAGAAATGGAATTCCTTCAATCATATCTGACTCTGACTGGAGTTTAGTGCAAGAGATGCTCTCTCAACCGAGGAGAAGAACGAAATCTGCAAAAGTAGCTGTTGTGCCAAAACTCTATGTAAAAAGAGTGAAGTCAGGTATTTTGAAGGATTTTATTGTACTCGATTCTTCTTGGAAGAAGAAGGAGATTCAAACCATATTTAAAGGAGAAAAGCCATGAGATTTTCAGACTACGACTTACAGGTTATTACCATTGAGAAAAATGCTAGTGACTACAGTATGACTGTGAATAAGAATTTCGTAACATTCAGCAAGGCCATAGCTGCTGAGCTGAACTATCCTAGTCATGTCATTGTGGCATTTAACAAAGACACAAAAGTCATGGGGATTCAGGTATGCCATGCTAATACCAAGGGGTCTTATGAGTTCTGCAAGTCAAAAAAGGTTAGAAAAGGTGTGGTTCAGATGATGAATAAGAATCTGAAAGAAGCCATCTTGACAATTATGCCAGACTGGGAGAGTGGGAAACGCTATAAAGTACCAGGTATATACATTGCTGAGGATAGAGCCTTTGTCTTTGAGTTGAAAGGCTATGAGGTTCTTAAACCTTATCGCAAAGAAAGTTGATTCTTACTAGGTTTATGGTAGAGTTGATATTGGCTCTACCTTTTTTATATTTTATGTGTGTTATAAAAGCTATCCATTAAAGTATAATCGATTACTAAAAATGGTATTACTTTAGCTAATTGTAGAATTTGGATTTTTTAAATAGAACTCAATTTCAGTTTGATTGGTAACAGTTTCGTGGTATAATAGCTTCAACTAAGAAGTTTTAGGAGATAGTGGTATGAGAAATGACATTCAGCCCAATTTACAAACAATAAAGGAGTATTTCACAAAGTCAGAATTTTATATTCCGACCTATCAACGTCCATATGCTTGGCAGGTGGCACAATGTGAACAGCTGATTGAAGATATTAATGTACATATGGAAAATTTTGATGATTCTGTTCAAGATAATTATTTTTTTGGAGCGATACTAATCGCTCAAGAGTCAGGTGAGGAGCATGAGGTTGCCCTGATTGATGGTCAACAAAGAACTACAACGTTTATGCTGTTATTAAAGGCATTGCTTTTGAAAATAGAGAATGAGCTAATTGTCCAACCATCAACGGATGCCGATGGAAAAAGAATCATCAAGCGGTTGAACGGACTTAAGGAACAGATTTCAGTTATGTTGTTCAATTTATCTGAAGATGAAAAGGATGATTTTGTTGAGGGAGTTTATTTCCCTACTAAGGATAAGATTAAATATTTTAACGATTCGATTTCTGAGAAGTATGCAAATGATATGAATGTTGTACTTCTTGGGAACGATTTCGATAGTATCAAGAATTCCGCTTTCCAAATATATCGTCGACAGAAAGATAATAGGTATACCAATTTTTTCAAAAATTTCCGTTATTTTTATAACTGGTGTAGTAATCTTAGTGTACTTAGTTGTATAAATTTTGCAAATCATTTTATTAACAGCTGTCAGGTAATTACGATTACTAGCTATAATACTGATCAGGCTATAAACATCTTTAACTCCTTGAATGGTACAGGAGTTCCTTTGACACCAATTGAAGTAATTGTGTCTAAAACCACCGCGAACGCAAAAGATAGAAAAATTTTTGAAAGTAATTGGCAAAATATTGTTGCTAGAACGGATGTATCACGGCTGGACTTAAATACACTTATTACTCATTATATCTTTGTGAAACTTTCTGAACAAAATGGTTCTGATCGAAGAAATCCTGGGATTCGTGCTTTCTTTGCTAAGAATAAGGAGCTTTTAAATCGAGATACATTATTCACTAGTGAGCTAGAAAAAATACTAACAAACTTTGATATTTTTTCTGAATCTATGCTAGGTCAAGTTATTAGCAGACTCAATGGCAATTTGAAGCCGTTTGTTAGTAGCTACTTATTTTATCGAAATGATATCAGCTATCTTGAAGAGTTGTTAAAACTTGGACTTCTCATTGAACTTTCAGAACTCTCGTATAGCCATAGACTGTTTAAAGGGTTTCTTGAAGAAATAAATTTGAAGTATAGTCAAGTTACAACAATTTCTACTCAGGACTTAATTTCTAATATAAAAGACCATATTGAAAATAATTTTGATTATAATAGCATCAGACAGACTCTATCCGAAAGTGGGGTTCCGAATTCGATTCTTTATGTGAATGAGTATCTTTACGCTCTTGAACAGGGCAAAGAATATAATCTTGAGGGCGGTATTGATATTGAACATATTATGCCTCAAAGTGGTTTAAACAGGGAAAACATAATGGCGGATGCTGGTTTTTCTAGCCAAGAAGAATTTCAAGAATATGCTGAAAAACTCGGAAATAAGATTCTTCTCGAATCGGTTATTAATAGAGGTATAGGGGATGCATGGTTTAGAACTAAAAAGGAAAATAATATAACGAGTGGACGAGGCTACATTGGCAGCAGGTTTCCAATTGCTCATTCACTTGTGAACTATGATAGTGATACTTGGACGAAAAATGATATTGATAAAGCCACAGAGAAAGCTGCAGAACGAATTGCAAATTTTGTATTCAGTAAATAGTTCACATTTTATATTTCGATAATATAATAGCTCAGCACAATTATTGTGCTGAGCTATTTTATATGTGTTACTGTTTTTTGATAACTATACTTCCTGATTAACCTTCCATCATTTATTGTTTCTATATTAAATACAAAGTAATGATCTCGATTGTCTATTGAATTCTCTTTATTTAACTTAAAAAAATTCTTCATGGATTTTGCCATGGTTAGCATGATGTCATCAGTAAGAAAAGTAAGCGGAGTATTTAAAGCAGAATAGCGATAGAAGTCAGTTTCAAATTTTCTGTAGCTGTCACTGAAGTAATCCATCTGCAATTCGTTTCTATTAGATTCAAGCTGTTTCATTCTCAAATTCCTCAACTAATTCTATAGTAAGTATATCAGCTAATTTTAGAGGTACATACCCTTCCGTGCTCTTTAAGAGTATTCTTTCATTATTAACTGTTGAGACAGTACCAAAATAAGATATAGTTTGTTCTAAGTATTTACTGCGGATACAACTAGTTAGTTGATTTACATAAAGCTGGTTCAATAAAAGTAATTTTTCTTCAAAAGACAATTCGAACTTGAAAGAAGCCTTGTTGCTATCCTCTTTCAATGCAGAAGTATGTTCAGACAAGAAAAATCCCATCCATTTTGCCATTTTTCTATCATGATATTGTCGGGCATCTGGAAAGGGTAAATAAGAGCGGTCAATCATTTTAATCCCTCCAATCCACCAGCAGAGTGGCCACCAATTAATTTACTACGAGCAATGCTTCGAGAGCTTTCTAGAAGAGAAGTAGCTTTTTGGATTGCTAGGAATCCAAATTCGTTTCTAATACTATCAATGGATTGTTGAAGTTTGTCTTCTTTTTCAATACTTTCATAATCATCGAATAGTGAAAGTAGGCTAAATGATTCATCCACAAAATCATCATATCTCACCCCAATTTGTCTAACTGCCCCTCTTGAGTATTTACTACGAAAGAGAGATAGGGCCGTTTCTTTTAGTATTTTTGTGTTATTAGTTGGCTCTATTTTTCGCTGAGTGCTAATTGGTTTTTTATTTTCGATACGAGAATATCCCACAAATATAGAAACAGTGCTAGCTTTTTTATGGGCCTTTCGTAACCTAATTGATACTTGTTCAGCCATCTCGCTTAAGACAATCTCTATATCACGTTGTTCTATATAATCCTTTGGTAGAACTTGTGAATTTCCAAGCCCCTTAGATTTTGGCTTATACGCTATATGAACATTACTTTCATCAACTCCATTTGCGTGAAACCAATGCTGAAGTCCGATAACACCGAATTCTTTTTTTAAAATGGCAGGATCACAATTTGCCAATTCTTTGATTGAAGTAATGCCTAATTTGATTAATCTTTTTTCTGTTCTTGAACCAATCCCCCAGAAATCAGTCATTTTTGGAATAGACCAGACTTTTGTTTCGACATCTTCATAAGACCAATTTGCTCTCATAGTTCGAGTCTTTTTTGCTTCGTTATCCAATGCTAGTTTTGCAAGTAGAGGATTAGCATTGCTCATGCCAACAGTCGAATAGAGACCTGTTTCTCTCCAAATATCGTGCTGAATTTTTGCGGAGATATTATCCAGTTTTTCTCTCCGAGTTAATGTATTTCCAGGAATAAAGTAATTGAGTGAGGATGTCAAGTCGATAAATCCTTCGTCAATTGAATAAGGTAGTATATCTTTGTGACTGGCATAATTTTGAAGGATATTTTGTATATTAATGTTTTTCTTTATGTATAAATCCATTCTAGGCGGAACAATTAAGGTTCTCTTTGCCCAATGTTCAATATAAAAGATATAGTCGTATGAGATTTTAATTCCTTTCCGCCTAGCATTCAGATAATTAAATTGCCTAGTTTTAATATCGAATGGTAAATCATAAGAACGACCTACATTGGATTTTCCAAATACTTTTTTAAACATAGGTGACGAAGCTAAAATAAGTCCTTCAGAATTATCCGCTCGACTCATAACACAGAGTGAAGTAGTTAGTGGGTTTAAACCTCTGTCAATACACTCAACGGAAGCATAGAATGATTTTATATCAAAGAAAGCTATGTCAGAATGAGGTTCTTTTGAATAGTCAATATAAGCCATAATTTACCTCGATTTCATACTTTCCAATTTTGCAATTAGAATATCTAGGTAATTGGTAATATCATATTCAACTAAAGTCAAAGAAATATAAATTCGGTTATACCTTAGATAAGTCATATCTGTATGTTTTTTGACCATAGTTATCCTCCGATCACAGGCATAAAATGCCCAACAACCAAGCCAACAATTCTTGGTTCGTCCTCAAATGGGATAAAACGATCTGGATACTTTTTATTTAAGGAAACCATCCTAAAACCATTTTCTTCCCGATAGAGTCGTTTTATATAAACAGACTCATTCCAGGAAAGAGCATAAACTGCCCCATCATAGTCAAAGCCAGTTGCTCGAATTAACGCAATTTCTCCATCTTCGTAGACAGGTTTCATTGAATCCCCCTGTATCCAGGCAGCGACATCATATCCGTATTGTTCCTCATCTGAATAGACGGTTTCAGTTTCTTGTTCATCAAAGAATGCTTTACCTGCACCGGCTGAGAGAGCAATATCCGACAATACCTCGACAGCAAAAAGCTGAATAGTTTTCTTTTGTTCCTGTGACTGTAGTAAGTCTTCAACATATGTGTCAGCCTTTTGTTGATTCATAGGGTTCAGTTGAAGATAATGATTCATAATGTCATATTCAGACTCAAAATAAGTATCTGAGACCCCAAGGATAGAAGCAAGAGCTGAGAGATTTTTTTGGTTAGGTTTTGCTCGTCCAGATTCCCAACTGTTGTATGACGAGCGGTTTATACGGATGATATCTGCTATTTCAGCTTGCGTCATTCCTTTTTCTATACGTTTTTGTTTTAGTCTTTTTCCCGAAAACATGATATAATACTCCTGTGTTGTTTTATAAAACAACATCATTGTATCAAAAAGAGATTTAGTTTTCAATCATTTTTATCAAAAAATATTTTATATGAGTTTCGTTTACTATGAGTTTAAAAGGAAGTGTATATAATATAATTCTATAAAACTTAAGAAATAATGTATTTTTTGATATACTGAATATATTGAAAAAATGGATTAAGAAATTTCTTTTGTGATTTATATGGAACTACGACTCAAATTTGTAGAAAATTTATTAAAAAGGGAGATTGCTATGTCATTTAAAACCTTATTCCAAAATACATTTTATAATGAGCTTTTTACTCAGATTAATTCGTATGTTTATAACTCTAGAGAATCCTTAAACATATCCTCATATTCAATTGATAACATCAAGTTTACCAAACTAAATGACTTCTGTATAAAGAGTATCCATGCAAGCAATAAAAGTGGAGGCTTTATTGTTTCGGATTTACTAGTAATTGGATTTTTAAATATTGGTGGTCATGGCCGTTTTGGCTATGAAAAAGACAGTGCTGAAATCTGGCTTTCAGTAAAAGTGAAATATTTATTGGCTGATGGCCTGCATCAATTTTCTGTCTTAAAAATCAAGCCTTATGTTTCTTCAAGTGAGAAGGGCCCTACTCCATATTTTTCAAAAGAATTTGTGCCCTATGTTAGCGCGAAGAATATGGATAGTATTGCAGAAGACATTTTAGAACAATATTATCCAGAGATGCTACAAGCTCCTATGGCACTGCCCATCTATGAATTTGCAGGGAATATTGGAGTTGAGGTTGAAGAAGCTACTCTTTCCTCAGATGGCTCTATTTTTGGTGAGATGGTTTTTAAAGATAGTCTTGTGACTTTCTTTGATGGAGATCAAGAAAAGAAACGTACTGTGAAGGCCGGAACTGCTCTCGTTGACCCTCAGGTAAAAGGACTTCGGAATCAGGGAAGCTTTAATAATACCATTATTCATGAATGTGTTCACTGGCTCCTGCATCGTACTCACAATGAATATAAGAGTTTATTTGGTTCGAAAGATACCAAAATTTCCAGCTATTTAAATCGCTCAGCTATCAAAGAAGATAAATGGAGTACTTATGACTGGATGGAGTGGCAGGCTAATGGCATTGCTGCGAGGATTTTGATGCCTAGAAAAACTACGAAAATGATGGTCCAAGAACTGTTTCTCAAATATTCATTAGTTTTTGATGAAGATGAACGGATCACTATGTTTGAACAGGTGATTGATGATTTAGCTCAATTCTTTCAAGTGTCTCGATGGGCTGTTAAGATTCGCATGATGCAACTTGGTTATACCGAATTTGAAGGCATCTACAAGTATGTGGGGCATGAATACATCAAGAGCTATACCTGTGAAGCGGATGCGATTCAGAACAATCAAACATTTACCATCTCTTTTAACAATGCTTGTTTTTTGAACTTCAAGAATGAACGTTTTAGAGAGCTAATGGATTCGGGAAAATATGTTTATGTAGATTCTCATTTTTGCATAAACTCTGAGAAGTATGTTCGTATGGTAGAATATGGAGTTTATCAAATGACTGATTATGCATACTCTCACATGGATGAATGTTGCCTGATTTTTGATATTCAATATGACAGTTGTGAAAAAATTAGCTCTAAGGATTTTAATGATTACATTTTGTATCGTGGTAACTACCCAGAATTAAAAATCGAACTAGACTTTTCGGAGCATCTGATTGATGATAGTATTGTTCCGGAGTACGGTGGAGCAATTTATCAAGAAATTGCTAGAATCATTGGTTCTCTTCCAAGTCATTTCTGTGGCACGATGGTTGCACATCGAAAAAGGAAAAACTGTACTCGGGAACAGTTAGAGGAATATAGTGGTATTAGCATCTCAACTCTCCAGCGGATGGAAACACAGCACGAATATGTCAACAAATTAGAAAATATTGTTGCAGTTTGTATTGCATTGAAGTTGTATCCAGATTTTAGTTTTGATTTGATTGATAAGAGTAATTGTCAATTTAATAATATGATCCCTCACCATAGCGCATTTAAGATGATTCTACGTCAATGTTTTCATCTTTCTCTTGAAGAGGTAAACGATAAGTTAGAGTCAATGAAATTGAAAACAATTTAAAAAAATTATTAAGAACTACTCATTTTTTGGGTAGTTCTTTTTTTTGTTCTGACAGGCTTCGTTAATAATTTATTTTTTATAATCTAACATTTTTAGGTTAAGAACTACTCATTTTTTGCTCTGTTGACTTTCGCCAAATGGTTTTATACTAGTCTTGTGAGTCGGAGATGGCCATCACCAGTAACTCCAAAAAATGATGAAGGACGGATTTTTCCGAATGAAAACAGTATTTATATGTTCACCCTACAGAGGGAATGTTGCAGAAAATGAAAAGAAGGCTATTGCCTATTCTAAGCAAGCTACTAAGGCAGGTTATGTGCCCGTCGCCCCGCATTTACTTTTGACACAGTTCTTAAATGATCGAAATCCTGAAGAGCGAATTCAAGGGCTAACTATGGGGCAGGAGATTTTAAAGCGGTGCGATGAGATTTGGGTCTATGGTCCCAATATCTCTAAAGGTATGAAGTATGAGATTGAAACGGCGAAAGAGCTGGGAAAAACTTTCCGATTATTCCATGAGAATGGTCAGCCTATTAATCCACATACCATGGAAATTGATGACCGGGTAGAACCTTTATTTGCACTCCAATGCAGCGGACATAAGGTTCGCTATGCAGGAGAAAAGAATCCAAAAGTTACTAATACTAAAGATTCTGTTTGGTCGAAGTTTCCAAGCATGTTCTTAGAATAAGAAAGGAAAAGCTATGGCACAAATGAAAAAACTAGAAACCGTTATCTCCAACTTACGGATGCTGGCAGACAGTCTGGAAGAACTATGTGGTGCAGTCAACCTTACAGATGAAGTATCTGTTAAAAAAACTGAAAAGGTTTCATCACCAACTATCTCCATTGAAGATATCCGCAAAGTTCTGGCTGAAAAATCTCGGGCAGGCAAGACAGAACAAGTGCGGGAACTCCTTCAAAAGTATGGAGCAAACAAGCTCTCTGCGGTAGAAGAAAAGCGCTATTCTTCCCTTCTTGAAGATGCGAAAGGACTCTGATATGGCAGAAAAACAACACGCACTATTATCAGCATCCTCCAGCCACCGCTGGCTGACGGTGCCGCCTCTTGCTCGCTTGGAGGAGTTCTTTGAACACAAGACTAATCCTGCGGCAGAAGAGGGGACACTGGCTCATGCCCTAGCTGAGTATAAGCTGAAAAGAGCACTTCAGATAGAAGCAGAAGAACCGGAAGGTGAGTTGACGCTTGAGATGGAACAAGCTACGGAGGACTATGTCTCCTTCATATTAGATGAATTAGAACAACTGAAACAAGGAACGAGTGATCCAATTATTCTCATTGAGCAGAAAGTTGACTTTTCTCGCTATGTTCCAGAAGGATTTGGGACTGCTGACTGTGTCATTGTTGAAGACGACATCCTACATGTTGTGGACTTTAAGTATGGCAAAGGTGTGCTAGTTGAAGCCGAGAACAATCCGCAGATGAAGCTCTATGCCCTGGGAGCCTTGGAGCTATACGATGCTCTCTATGATATTGAAGAAGTCAAGATGACCATTTTTCAGCCACGAAAAGGGAATATCTCAACGGCTATTTTACAACGAGAAGATTTGGTAGAGTGGGCTGAGACGGAGCTGAAACCTAAGGCTGAACTGGCCTTTAAAGGAGAAGGAGAGGTCACCTATGGTCCTTGGTGTCAGTTCTCACCTTGTAATGCCGTTCTTAGAGCACGAATGGACTATCATAAAGAGCTTGAACAATTCCAGTTGTCTTCTCCTCATCTTTTGACGGATGGAGAGATTGAAGAAATTCTTCTTCATGTGGATGACCTGGTCAAATGGGCGACAGAGGTGAAAGACTATGCGACCAAGGTGGCCATTGATAATCATAAATCATGGGAAGGATTTAAACTGGTCGAAGGTCGCTCTATCCGTCAGTTCACTGATGAAGATGAAGTGGCCAAACTAGCAGAAGCAGAAGGCTTCACGGATATCTATAAACAAAGTCTGGTTTCTCTGACTGAACTGGAGAAACGGATGGGCAAGAAAGAATTTAACCGAGTGTTAGGGCATTTGGTCCGCAAACCTCAAGGCAAGCTGACCCTTGTTCCTGAAAGTGATAAACGAAAAGAATATATTCCAGCAGCAGCTGAATTTGGAGGAAGCTAATATGTCAAAAGAAACAAAAGTAATCGTCCCTGGACGTCTATCCTATGCGAATGTATGGGAGCCGCAATCTATCAATGGTTCAGAACCAAAATATTCTGTATCGGTCATTATTCCAAAGAGCGATAAGGCCACGATTCAGAAAATCCAACAAGCCGTAGAGCAGGCAAAACAAGAAGCTATTTCAAAATTTGGAGGGAAGATTCCAGCCAATCTGAAACTACCACTCCGAGACGGAGATATTGACCGGCCGGATGATGAAGCCTATGCCAATAGTTATTTTATTAACTGTAATTCCAAACAAAAGCCGCAGGTCGTAGACCAGCAGGTTCAGCCAATCCTAGATCAGACGGAAGTCTATTCAGGCTGTTATGGTCGGGTATCTGTGACATTTTATGGCTTTAACTCCAATGGCAATCGTGGGGTGGCAGCTGGCCTTGGAAACATTCAAAAATTGAAAGACGGAGAACCACTGGGTGGCCGAGTTCGAGCAGAAGATGAATTCGGTACCGTTGATGATGACGACTTTCTAGCTTGAGGTGGGTCTCCACCTCTTTACCTATAGGAGGACGGATGAAAACTCTAAGCATTGATATTGAAACTTATTCAGATGTAGACTTAACAAAATGCGGAGTCTATCGCTATGTGGATAGCCTAGCCTTTGAGATTTTGCTCTTTGCCTATAAAGAGGATGAGAAAGAAACGCAGGTGGTAGACTTGGCTCAGGGAGAGCAGATTCCTGAAGAGATTCGTTTAGCTCTATTAGATGATGCCATTATAAAAACGGCCTTCAATGCCAACTTTGAGAGGGTCTGTCTTTCCAAGTTTCTAGGAGAGCATCTCTCAGCTAAGTCCTGGTTCTGTACGGCGGTACTTGCAGCAAGTCTAGGCTTACCATTATCCCTTGAAGGAGTGGGCCGAGTTCTCAACATAGAAGAACAAAAGATGAAAGAGGGAAGCAGGCTTATTCGGTATTTCTGTCTGCCCTGTAAAGCAACGAAAGCCAATGGTATGCGCGAGCGAAACTTTCCTCATCACACACCAGAGGACTGGGAACTGTTTAAAAGCTATTGCAAGCGAGATGTAGAGGTGGAACAAGCTATTCGAGAGCGTTTAAGAAACTATCCCCTACTTGAGAGTGAGCAGTTTTTCTATCAGCTGGATCAAGAAATCAATGACCGAGGAATAGAGGTAGACCAGCAGTTGGTTGAACAGGCCATTCTTTGTGACCTCTCTTATAAGGAGCAAGTGACGAAGCGTGCCTATGAGATAAGTGGCCTAGAAAATCCTAACTCTGTCTCTCAACTGAAAGGCTGGTTAGAAGAACAAGGAGTCTTCATGGATTCGCTGGGAAAGAAAGAGGTGGCGAAGCATCTCAAAGAAGCAGATGGAGAAGTGCTTGAAATGTTAAAGCTGCGTCTCTTGATGTCCAAGAGCTCCGTCAAGAAATACCAGGCTATCGAACGTTGTGTTTGCTCTAACGGTCGGGTACACGGTCTCCTGCAATTCTATGGGGCAAACCGTACCGGCCGCTGGGCTGGACGGTTAGTCCAGGTACAAAATCTCCCTCAGAACAAACTCAAGGATTTGTCCCTTGCTAGAACGCTTGTCAAAGAAGGGCAGTTTGAAACTTTGGATACTCTCTATGACAATGTCCCAGGTGTCCTTTCTGAACTCATCCGGACTGCCTTTGTCCCTAAAGCAGGTCATCAGTTTATCGTTGCTGACTTTGCAGCGATTGAAGCTCGAGTGTTGGCTTGGCTGTCTGGAGAATCTTGGCGCTTGGAAGTATTTGAGAAGGGCGGGGATATCTATTGCGCATCTGCGTCTTCTATGTTTGGAGTACCGGTTGAGAAACACGGTGTTAATAGCCACCTTCGCCAAAAAGGTAAGATTGCGGAGCTGGCTCTTGGCTATGGTGGTTCAGTTGGTGCTTTAACCGCTATGGGAGCACTGGATATGGGACTGGAAGAAGAGGAGTTGCAGCCGCTCGTCAATCAGTGGCGGTCAGCCAATCCACATATTGTCGCTTTTTGGTGGGAGATAGATAAGGTCGCAAAGCAGGTATACGAAACAAGAGAACCGAAGAAGATTAAGAATCTAGTCATTAGTTATCAATCGGGAATGCTCTTTATTACGTTGCCTTCAGGTCGTAAGTTAGCCTATGTTAAACCTCGCATGGGAATGAACGCATTTGGCAAGCCCGGCTTGATCTATGAAGGGATTGGAGAGAGTAAGAAATGGACAAGGCTTGAGACCTATGGACCAAAGTTAGTGGAAAATATTGTTCAAGGTATCGCCCGAGATTTATTGGCCTATGGCATGATGCAGCTCAAGCAAAAGGGATTAGCTATTGTTCTTCATGTGCATGATGAAGCGGTGGTAGAAGTGAGAGAAGAGAGTGTGGCAAAAGTTTGCCAGCTACTTGCCACAAAGCCAGACTGGGCCAAAGGTCTGCCCTTACGAGCAGACGGCTATGCCTGTGAATTTTATAAGAAAGATTGAGGAGGAAAGAATGGAACTTGCCATTTCATTAGGAAACAAACGAACCGATAAGATTTGGACGCAAACCAGTTATAGCTTGGAGCAGTTTGAAGCCCGCATTTCAACAACTATCCGAACGGCTGAGACCGTTGCAGAGTATAAGAAACTAGCGAAGTCAAAGCAAGATAATATTAAAGATGTCGGCGGCTTTGTTTTAGGAAGGCTTGACAAAGGAAGACGAAAGAAAGATGCGGTGTTGTCTCGCTCGGCTCTGACTTTAGATATGGACTTTGCGACACCTGACATTATGGATGAAGTCGAACTCTTCTTTTCTTTCTTTGCCTATTTCTATTCAACGCATAAACATACCAAAGAGCATCCAAGGCTACGTTTGATACTCCCTTTGTCTCGGGAAGTAACGGCCGAGGAATACCAGGCTGTTGCCAGAAAAGTAGCTGAAGACATTGGTATGGAGTTGTTTGATGATACGACCTATGAACCGAGTCGACTCATGTATTGGCCTTCAACCTCGCAAGACGGAGAGTTTGTCTTCAAAAAATTAGAGGGTGACTTCCTCAATCCGGACACGGTTCTAGCACGCTATCAGAATTGGAAAGATACGACTGAGTGGCCTGTATCCAGCCAGCAGAACAAGCTGCTGGAGCGGGCCATTGCTAAACAAGCAGACCCTCTTGGAAAACCTGGCTTGATTGGGGCTTTTAACCGAACCTACACTATTACAGAAGCAATTGAAAAATTTCTAGGAGATGTTTACAAACCTTCCAGCATTCCAGGTCGTTTTAATTATATTCATGCCACAACCAGTGCTGGGGTTGTTCTTTATGATGACAAATTTGCTTATAGCCACCATGCGACCGACCCTTATGGTCACAGGCTTTTATCGGCTTTTGACCTGGTTCGCCTGCATCTCTTTGGTGATCAGGATGATGAGGAGAAGAAAGATTCGACCAAGCAACCGTCCTATAAGGCTATGCAGGGCTTTGTCCTAAAGGATGATGCGACCAAAGAGACACTCGCAAAAGAGCGCCTAGCTGATGCGACTTTGGAATTCGCTGATACGGAGAATTGGCAGGCGAGCTTAGAGCTGGATAAGACTGGCCGGGTTAAGGATACCTTATCCAACATTGCGACCATTCTCCATTTTGACCCCAACCTTCAAAATATTGTCTACAACGAATTCAAGAATGTCATTGATGTGATTGGTGAGCTCCCTTGGAGACGGTCACGCCCAGGCTGGAATGATTCGGACTTAGCTAATGCCAAACTCTACTTTGAGCGTGTCTATGGTATTTGGTCACCAACCAAGTTCAAGGATGCTCTTTTAGCTGTGGTGACATCTTACCGGCTCTACCATCCTATTAAGGAATACCTAGAACCTTTGGTTTGGGATGGGGTTGAGCGGATTGATTCTCTTCTTATCGTTTACCTTGGGGCAAAGGACACTGCTTATACACGAGCTGTTATGAGAAAAACTATGGTGGCTGCGATAGCAAGAATTTATGAACCCGGCATTAAATTTGATTCTATCTTGGTATTAAATGGACCGCAAGGAATAGGGAAATCAACCTTTTTTCTTAAGTTAGGTAAAGAATGGTTCTCGGATTCTCTGGCGATTTCAGACATGCGGGATAAGACTGCAGCAGAAAAGCTGCAAGGCTATTGGATTCTTGAGATTTCCGAGATGACTGGAATCCGAAAAACAGATGTGGAGACTGTCAAATCCTTTATATCCCGCCAGGATGATAAATTCCGTCAAGCCTATGGAGTGAATGTGGAAAGTCACCCACGCACTTGTATCATTGTGGGTTCAACCAATTCAGAAGGTGGCTTCTTGCGAGACGTGACGGGGAACCGGCGCTTTTGGCCGATTCGAGTGTCCGATGCCAGTCAGTTAAAGCCCTGGGAGCTAGTCGATGTAGACCAATTGTGGGCGGAAGCCAAGGTCTATTATGAAGCTGGAGAGGAACTGTTTCTCAAAGGAAAAGCAGAAAATGAAGCAAATAAAGAGCGACAGGAAGCCATGGAATCAGACGACCGAGAAGGTATTGTTGCAGAGTATTTGGATACCTTATTGCCAGATAACTGGGCCAAGATGGACTTATATGAGCGACGGACTTTCTTGGCTGGGAGTGACTTTGGCAGTCAAACTTTGAAGGGAACGGAGCAGCGTGAGCGTGTCTGCATTATGGAAATTTGGTGTGAGTGTTTTGGTAAGGAACGGCAGAATATCAAAAAGGCTGATTCCTATGAAATTGAAGGGATTCTAAATAAAATCGGTGGCTGGAATAAGTACACTGGAAACACGACTGGTAAGATGAAATTTTCCCTGTATGGCACTCAGCGTGCTTTTGTCCGGGTGCCATAAGGCAACTTGGGAACCGTTAGTTGGTTTCCACAGGTTTTCGATTTCACCTTCCAGCAACCAATGGGAAACCTCTCAAAGCTGTTGCCAATAGTGGTTTCTCTCGTACTAGTTTCCTTAGTTGCCTATCTTTTCTAAGAGAGTAGTGTTACTACTAGTAAAATAGGGGTAATGGGCACTCGTACGCGCGTAAGGAGTTTGAACCCTTTTGGCAACCCCTATCGGAAACCCTGGGAGGTGAAAGATGCGAGAACGAGCAATTGAAGAAAAACTGAGAGTAGAAAGTCAGAAGCGGGGTGGCCTTTCCATGAAGTTTGTCTCACCTGGTTTGGTGGGAGTACCTGATCGCATTGTGGTTTTACCTCAAGGCCGGCTTGGTTTTGTGGAGTTAAAAGCCCCAGGAGAAAAGCCCAGAAAGATTCAGCTTAGGCGCATGGAGCAGTTAAGAAAGCTAGGTTTTCTAGTTTATGTGTTGGATGATAAAGAAAAGATTGGAGAAATACTAGATGACATACAAGGCACATCCTTATCAAGAGGTGGCGACTCGATTCATTGAGGAGCACGAGACAGCTTGTTTGATTCTTGATATGGGACTAGGCAAAACCGTGATTACCTTAACGGCATTGTGGAATTTGATATTGGATTCATTTGAGGTCAGAAAAGTCTTGGTCATTGCCCCGCTTCGAGTAGCCAGTCATACTTGGAAGAGTGAGCTCGACAAGTGGGAGCATTTAAAGGGGCTAGATATTTCCATTGCCATTGGCAGTGAATCAGAACGGAGAGCAGCTTTATCACGCGCAGCCTTTATCTATACCATTAACCGAGAAAATATCGTCTGGTTGATTCAGAATCATCTCTATGATTTTGATATGGTGGTGATTGATGAGCTATCTAGCTTCAAGTCTTATCAAGCCAAACGATTCAAAGCTTTAAAGAAAGTTCGATTTGGAATCAAGCGCATGGTTGGGCTGACTGGAACCCCTGGAAATATCATGGATCTATTTTCTGAGATTGGCATTTTAGATGGCGGACAGCGTTTAGGGCGCTTTATCACAGGATTTCGGAATCAGTATTTTGACCCCGACAAACGAAACGGTCAGGTTATCTTTTCTTATAAGCCAAAGGATGGCGCAGAAGAAGCCATCTATGACAAGATAGCGGATATGACGATTTCTATGAAGGCAGTCGATTATCTCAATATGCCAGAACGAGTGGACAATGAAGTACTGGTTGAAATGTCGGAGCATGAACTGGCTGTTTATAAAGAGTTTAAAACAGAGATGATGGTTTCTCTCAAGGGGCAGGTACTTGATGCCGTAAACAGTGCCAGCCTTTCGAATAAATTACTGCAGATGTCTAATGGCATGGTTTATGATGAGAATCGAAAGGCGGTACTCTTGCATGATCAGAAGTTAGTGGCTCTTGAAGAAATGGTGGAGAGTATGAATAACCGGCCTTTGTTAGTCGCTTATTGGTTCCAGCATGATTTGAAACGCATCAAGGAACGTTTTTCAGAAGCTAGAGTGATTCAAAGCAATCAGGATATTGAGGACTGGAACAAGGGAAAGATAGTACTTGGTTTGATTCACCCGGCAAGCAGTGGTCATGGGCTTAATCTTCAAGCTGGCGGTCATACCATTTGTTGGTTCGGCTTAACTTGGTCTTTAGAGCTGTACCAGCAACTTAATGCCAGGCTCTGGCGTCAAGGGCAGAAAGAAACGGTGGTTGTTCACCACATCATTACAAAGAGCACGATGGACGAACAAGTCATGAAACGATTGAAAGAAAAGGACATCTCTCAGCAATCCCTGATTGATGCCGTCAAATATGAATTGAGAGAGGAGGAAGCGGATGGATAAAATAGAGAGCCTTTTCTATGATTACAAGAACATGGAAAAGGAGATGAAGCTCTTACGCAGCCAGTTGGACCAGTTTGTCGGCATCTCAGAAAACGAGATGCTGGACACCATGGTCTATGGTCGGTCTGATGAACCAAAGGTACAAACCAGTAAGAATCCCTATCGCAGTGAGGTCATTGCTCTGTCCTACAAGGAAGAAACAGAAAAAGCCAATCGGGAGCTTTATCAATATTTATCAAAGCGCTACTGCCGTTTAGTTCAGGAATTGCATTTCTTTGAAGTGGCTGTCAGTCAGCTTCCGGATGATTTGGCGGAATTTGTGACGGATTTAGTTATTGAGTCAGAAAGCTGGGACAACCTTATGGTCAAGTACCATATCAGCCGGAGTACTATTAGTAGGTGGAAGCAGAAGGCTGTTAAGGAACTCCGTTTGATTTATGCTATCAGAAACCAGCAATTAGAAGATTTTTTACTTAGTTAGAGGAGAATCATATGTGCAAACGAGGCGATATATATTACGTAGATTTTGGAAATCAGAAAAACAGTCATATCCAACAAGGGATTCGACCGGCCATCGTCGTCAGCAATAATAAAGCTAATGACCATTCTCATTTGGTTACGGTTGTTCCCCTAACCAAGCAGGTTCAAAAGAAAAAGCACCTGCCTACTCATGTGTATCTACCTAAGAAAGTTTTCAAAGGGCTCAAATGGTCCAGCTTGGTTTTAGCAGAACAGGTCCTTACGGTGGATAAGTTTCAGCTGAAAAATAAGGTCATGACTATTCGAGAAGAAGCCTGGCTGGTGCGGATTGACCGGGCTTTACGGATGCAGATAGGAGTTTAAAAAATTTTATAATTCCTCACAGTTTCATAGTTTTTGAGATATTTCGAAAATGTTTTAAATAAAAATCATCCATAGTATTGAAGGTGCTATCAATCTTAATCCTATAATAATATTGAAGGTATCATGCTTAAACATCTGACAAAACTGAAAAATAACTAAAATAATAATTAAATGACAAACTAAATATAACACTAAAATAATAATTAAATTATAAACTGAATTGACAACTGAAATTAATTTTGTTATTATGTAATTAAATAATTAATAAGGAGGAATAATCATGTCAAATGATTTAATTGTAGCTTATAAATTTGGAAGTCAGTTTGATGGACAACTTAGTGCTAGAGAAGGGATCAATTTATATAAATTGCATGCTCAAGAGCATGAAGGAAAAGTTTTGTTTACCATCAACAAAGCTCCTAGACCTGAGTTTAGAGATCGAATAAAAAAGATTATCTTAATGACAAGAGACGGGAAGTTTGCTATAATTGGAAAAGTTAATGACCTCGGAAAGGGAAGTATTATTAAACCTTCAAACGAATACACAGCTCCATCTATATGGGATAACGAGGACAGGAGTAGTATGGGCTGGTTTGCTATAGAGGATCTGGAACAGATTCAAATTAATCCCGGAGATTTCACTTCAATAAATGGGAAAGATCTTCTCGATAGTATGAGTGCGAATGCTTATATGACCTATATTGAAATTTAATTAGATATTAAGTAATAGGGAAAAACAATTGAAAAAAAATTAAATTTTATTGATAATTCAGAAGGGTTTCATTAACCGTTAAAAAAATGTCTGAGGTACAGGAAATTGTCATTTCAGACATTTTTTTGTACATTTTGGGGAAAATCAAACCATGATCAGTTGTTTTTAGTTATACTATAAATATTAACAGAAAGAGGTACTGTATTTGAAAATTTTAGAAATTGAAGTTCTATCAACTTTATATGTTTCAGGAGTTTATATCTACCATATCGAGGTTCAATTCCTGTCGATTTATAATCAGGAAACCCACAGTTTGCGGGTTATGCCAGTTACTAAGGAAGCCATTTCTGACATGGCGGCATACATGATGGAGAACTATTACACTCGTCTGGTTCGTTGTTCTTTGGAAAAAGATTTTACTTGCATAGCTCTCTGATATGATGTATAATATAATCATAGATAAGGAATATCTATTTCATCGCCATATGAGACGAGTGACGGTTCTGACTCGTCGGTAAAATAAAAATTGACCGAATGATGAGACGAGTGACGGTTCTGACTCGTCGGTAAAATAAAAATTGACCGAGCGATGAAATAAGGCGAGAGAGTCTGGATGATTCTCTCGTATTTTTTTGAGGAACACCATGAATAATGTTTTTGATATTTATAGGCTGAGTACTAAATTCTACAAAGATTACCCTAAAAAACAGTTTCCTGAAATATTAGTTAAACAAGAACGACCTTATAACTGTATTGTTTTTGAATTCCATAAGGATTATTATGTTTGTATTCCTTATCGTACAAATATTAGGCATAGGAACGCATACCATTTTAAAAGTTCCGTTCGCTCTAGAAAAAATCATTCAGGTCTAGACTATACAAAGCTTGTAGTCATTAACGACGTGGAATATTTAGACAAGAGTCCTGACCCAATAGTCGACCATGATGAGTATCTTGAAACAGTACGGAATATTAAAAAGATTGAAAATGAGGTGTTACAATATTTAGATACTTATTGTCAACATCATAATAAACAAAAAATATTACATCTGAGGGAATACAAGCGTAAATATGGTTTTACTACGTTAGACTATTTTCAAGATTTAATACTGTAATAGAATCAACGTAATAGAATAAACCAATTATCGAAAAGTTTTTCTATTGCGTAAATTGCTTACTTTAGGTATAATGATGTCATTACTGAGGCGATTCGCTGCCTATATCCCAAATGCGAGCGTTAAATGAGTTCTATCTTTTACAAGATAGAACTTTTTTATTTGTCAAGCAAAAACTACAAAAATAGAAAAGACGGAACTACCCCGGTACTAATACGGTACTAAGTCGGTACTTCTTTGCACGAATAATTGTGATATGATTAAGATGTGAAAGAATATAGAGAGGGGTGAATGCTATGCCGAGACGACCCGCTCAGCCCTGCAAATTTCCAAACTGTCCAAGGCTCGTACCTTATGGTTTTAAGTACTGCGAGGATCACCAGTGTGTTCTCTCACTTGAGGCGAAGTCAACAAAAGCTAAAGGTTACGACTCTCGTTGGAATAAAGCTCGGATCCGTTTCTTGAAGACACATCCGCTTTGCGTAAGGTGTCGGGCGAAAGGAATGATTACGCCTGCAACAGTGGTGGATCATGTCACTCCTCATCGAGGGAACCAGAAACTCTTTTGGAATCAGGGCAACTGGCAACCTCTTTGTAAGTCTTGTCATGATAGAAAAACTATGATTGAAGACCATACTCCTGTTTATAGATACTAAAAAGGTGTATAATATAAGTAAAACATTAGATATAATTTTAGGAAAATAGTGAAATGAATTATGAAGAATATGTTGAAGAAAAAATAGATTTGCCCACACCTTATCCAATTTCAACGTCTGCTAAAAATGAAAAATATTTTGAGGCACTTCAAAGATATTGTGGAAATCGGTTTGATTACATTAATAGTTTACTTCGTTTAGGGAAGATACCTAATGCTGATGCTAATGCTGTAAAACAAACGGAGCAAACAATTAAGTGTTTGGATGAAATTATTAATGAAGCTCCTCAAGAAAATCACAAGATTTTATACAGAGTCGTTAGCAAACAATTTTTTGAAGAATTAAAATCCGCTTCAGTTTTTTATGAAGAAGGATATTTAAGTACTACAAAAGCAGACTTCTGGGCGGAAGAGAAAGCTAAGGATAAGGATGGTAAGGGCGAAAAAATAATTATTTCATTATTTGTGTCAGAGGATATAAAAAGAATTGATGTTAGTAAGATTAAATATGGAAGTCTAGATAGTTCAGAATTTGAGGTTCTTCTCGAAAGGGATACGGTTTTAAGGAAGAAAGACAACGATCCTAAACAATTTATAGTATCTAAAATATAATATTATAAGGGTAGGGGGGATAAAATTTCTGTGAGCTATCTCTCACAAGACCGTGGCCCCCTCAAACGTGCATTTTCGCAAAATGTAAAAGGGGTATATTTTTTGAAGAAATAAATAACTGAAAAACAAGCTGTAACAGGAAGTTATGGCTTGTTTTTCTTTCGTTTTATGATTTAAAAGGTTAGAGATTTCAGTAAAGAAAGGAGACAGAAATGGACGATTTTCAGAGAAAACAGATTAGAAAACTACGTTCTGAAGGTTTGGGATACCAATCGATTGGAAAGATAGTCGGTTTGTCTAGGGATTCTGTTCGCAATTACTGCAAACGAAATCCGGAACTATTGGGCTATCGAAATGCCGTCACGAAGATGATGAAAGACCAAGCCAGTGGTCTTCCTTGTTGCCTTCACTGTAAAGAAACCTTTATCCCCAAAGGAACTGGTCGACCTAAGAAGTTTTGTTCAGATACTTGTCGGAGATACTGGTGGCAGGACCATCCAGAATTACACCAGAAACAAAGTACAGCTTACTATGATTTGGCTTGCCAACATTGCGGTAAGTCTTTTTTATCATACGGCAATGCGAAGCGGAAATTTTGTAGCCATGCCTGCTATATTCAATCTCGTTTTTACTAAGGAGGTAGTATGAAAGTCACACAAGATATGACATGGGTCTCTTTATCCATTGACTCTTTAAAACCAGCGGCTTATAACCCACGAAAGAAACTTAAGAAGGGTGATAAGGAATACGAAAAAATCAAGAAATCCATTGTGGAGTTTGGTTATGTTGACCCGATTATTGTTAATTTCGATGGCACTGTAATTGGAGGCCATCAACGACTGACCGTCTTATCTGACTTGGGCTATAAAGAAGTTCAATGTGTTCAGGTTCGAATTGAGGATGAGAATAAGGTAAAGGCCCTGAATGTTGCTTTAAATAAAATCACAGGCGCGTGGAATGAAGAACTTCTCGCAGACCTGATGGTGGACTTGCAAGATGCGGATTTCAATTTAGACCTAACCGGTTTTGAAGCCCCAGAAATCGATCAGCTATTTTCTAAGGTTCACAACAAGGAAGTGAAAGAAGATGACTTTGATGTAGATGGGGAGCTGACAAAACCGACTATCTCGAAACAAGGAGATATCTGGCATCTTGGGAAACACCGAGTGATTTGTGGTGATTCTACAAAGCCAGAAACTTATCAGCTTCTCCTGGGAGATAAGAAGGCCAACCTTATCATAACTGACCCTCCTTACAATGTTAATGTGGAAGAAACAGCGGGAAAAATCAAAAATGATGATATGTCCGATGCGGATTTTTATCAATTCCTTTTTAGCATGTTTGTCAATGTAGAACAGTCCATGGAGGATGATGCTTCTATCTATATTTTCCATGCGGATACAGAAGGACTGAATTTCAGAAGGGCCTTTAAGGATGCTGGCTTTTATCTGAGCGGTTGTTGCGTTTGGAAAAAGAATGCTCTGGTATTAGGTAGAAGCCCTTACCAGTGGCAACATGAGCCAGTTCTTTATGGTTGGAAACAAAAAGGGAAGCACCAATGGTTTTCTGACAGAAAGCAGACGACCATTTGGGAATATGACCGTCCAAAATCCAGTAAGGAGCATCCAACTATGAAACCTGTTCAGCTCATGGCTTATCCGATTCAAAATTCTTCTATGCGAGGGACTCTTGTTCTAGACCCATTTTTAGGCAGTGGCTCTACCCTGATTGCGGCTGATCAGACAGGTCGAATTTGTTATGGCATTGAACTGGATGAGAAGTTTGTCGATGTTATTGTCAAACGCTACATGGAAGCAACAGAAAAGACGGAAGTGAAACTAATCCGTGAAGGCAGGAACTTAACTTTTGAAGAAGCTGTGAATGAAATGGAGGAAGCATAATGACGATAACTTTTCTGGATTTCTTTGCAGGAATCGGTGGCTTTCGTTGTGGATTAGAGTTGGCGGGAATGAAATGTATTGGCTATTGTGAGAAGGATAAGTTTGCAAGAAAATCATATGAAGCCATGTATGAAACGAAAGGAGAATGGTTCCATGACGATATCACAAGCATCAACCCAGTACAACTTCCAAAAGCAGATTTATGGTGTGCGGGAAGCCCTTGTCAAAATCTGTCTATCGCAGGAAAGCGAGCCGGATTATACGGTGAACGAAGTGGACTCTTTTTTAGATTTGTTGCTTTGCTCGAAAGCCAAGAAGAAAAGGATAAACCCGAGTGGATACTCCTTGAAAATGTTAAGGGACTTTTATCAAGCGGCGGGGGACGAGATTATCTTGACTATCTCTCTAGTCTGGGGCAAGCAGGGTATGACCTCGAATGGCAGATTTTTAATTCCAAAGATTACGGAGTCGCACAAAACAGAGAACGAGTCTATACTCTCGGACATCTTAGAAGCAGAGGTAGACGACAAGTATTACCTGTCCGCAGAGAAAGCAGCAGCCATCTTAAGCAGCTTATAGGTGGCATGCAAAGTTACAGAGTTTATGATACTTCTGGCATTTCAACGACTCTTGTTGGTGAGGGAGGCGGAGTAGGTGCTAAAACAGGACTTTATATGATTGACCAATCTTTGACAGCTCCCAAGGTAACAAATACAGCACGATGTATCACTGCTCGCTATACATCAGGGGCGACAAAAAGAACAGCTATGAATACAGCAGTTTTAGAAGTTGCTGAGCAAGAGGGGATAAAGGTTCGCAATGGTACTAAGAAAGGTTATCAAGTTGCGAATGTTGGAGATTCAGTTGATTTATCTTATCCAGGATCCAGAACAAGAAGAGCACGAGTTGGAAAAGGATTGGCTCATAACCTTTCTTGCGGAGGGCAAATGGGAGCTGTTGTCTGGAAGGGAAAAACAGTTAAGATTCGAAGATTGACTCCTAAAGAATGCTTCAGGCTTCAAGGATTTCCTGATGAGTTATTTGAAAAAGCTTGTGCCGTAAATTCGGATGCTCAGTTGTATAAACAAGCAGGTAACGGTGTGACAGTATCAGTTGTATTTGCTATTGGGAAAGCCATTCTAAATGCGATAAAGGAAAATCATGACGAATAATCTTCCTGAATCAGAAACCAAGCAATATCTTGAAAAAATTGCTGTTCAATTGGGGTCGTTTCCATCGATATCACCAGTTTCCAAAATACAACTTCAGGAACTGCTTATGCATATTAAGAGGGCATTGAAGACCAATCAGTTTGGTTATCTAGAATTGAAATATATCAATCAAATGATTGAGCAATTGATTGTGGAGACCACTCTTGAAAGTCAAAAAATATTCGAATAATTATCTCTTCTAACTGGATAAATATGTATAATAGAGGTATTATACCATTGAACATATTGAACCCCAAAGGAGAACAAAGATGAATGCAAAGATTGTAGAATTATTAAAAAAGCGGTATTCTGCTGGAACAAGGGTGCGGCTCTTAAAAATGGAAGACCCGAATCCAGTGCCAATTGGTATGTTGGGAACGGTGGAAGATGTAGATGATATTTGTTCCTTGGTTGTTCAATGGGACAATGGCCGAAAACTCCATGTGTTACATGGGATTGATGAAGTAGAGAAAATCGATTCATAAGAAATTAAGCCTTTGGGCTTTTTCTTGTGGGCTGAAGGGGGTGAGGGCATGGCACAGAAGGGCAGAAAGCCCAAACCAACCAGTTTGAAAATTTTAGAAGGGAATCCTGGCAAGCGCCCGCTTCCAAAGAATGAAATTCAGCCTAAGAAGAAAGCTCCTAGATGCCCTTCCTGGCTTGAAGAAGATGCCAAGAAAGAATGGAAGCGTATGGGCAAAATCCTAGAAGGATTGGGACTTTTAACTGATATGGATATGACAGCTTTTGCGGGTTACTGCCAAGCTTATGCACGCTGGAAGGAAGCAGAAGAGTTTCTTTCAAAACATGGTTCTATTATTAAAACTCCCAATGGCTATCTCCAACAAGTGCCACAAGTTTCTATTTCTCAGACCAATCTTAAAATCATGCTCAAATTCTGTGAACAGTTTGGCTTAACTCCATCTGCCAGAACACGGCTGGCTTCAATGGATACAGAAGTGGGGTCAGGTGATGAAATGGAAGATTTACTAGGAGGGCGCTTATGACGTATCACTATATCCCTTCTCCCTTCATGCTTCCAACTTCTCATTATGATGAGAAGAAGGCAGACCGGGCAGTAACCTTCATTCAGAATCTCTGCCACACCAAAGGGCGCTGGGCGGGACAGAAATTCTTATTATTACCCTGGCAGGAACAAATTGTACGTGACCTTTTTGGTATCGTAAAGGAAGATGGGAATCGACAATTCCTGACGGCCTATGTAGAGATTCCCAAAAAGAATGGGAAGTCTGAACTGGCTGCTGCGATTGCTCTTTATCTCTTATACGCCGACGGAGAAGCCAGTGCCGAAGTGTATGGGGCAGCTTGTGACCGAAATCAAGCCTCTATCGTATTTGATGTGGCTAAGCAGATGGTTTTGATGAGTAAAGCTCTGGAGAAACGATCCAAAGTCATGGGAGCCACTAAACGTATCATCAATTATTCCAATGCTGGTTTCTATCAAGTGTTATCGGCTGAAACTGGGACCAAGCATGGACTCAATGTATCAGGTTTAGTCTTTGATGAAATTCATGCCCAGCCCAATCGCCATTTATACGATGTCTTAACCAAAGGGAGTGGTGATGCCAGGGAGCAGCCGCTCTTTTTTATTATCACGACAGCAGGAAACGATAAGAACTCTATTTGTTATGAATTGCATACCAAGGCCTTAGATATACTAAAGGGGCGAAAAAAAGATAGTACCTTTTATCCAGTTGTCTATGGCCTTTCAGAAGAAGATGATTGGAACGATGAAGAGAACTGGCTAAAGGCTAATCCCTCGCTTGGTCATACGATTGGGATTGACCGGGTTCGGGAAGCTTATCTGAATGCCTTAGATAACCCAGCAGAAGAAAATGTATTCAAGCAGCTACGACTCAATATCTGGACCAATTCAGCTGTGACTTGGATTCCGGAACATATCTACGATAAAGGAAGACAGCCGATTGATGTTGAGAGTCTCAAAGGCAGAGATTGTTATGCTGGTCTGGATTTATCTTCTACTTCAGATATTACAGCCTTTGTCCTAATCTTCCCACCAAGAAATGAAGCAGAGAACTATCAAGTTCTTCCATCTTTTTGGTTGCCTGAAGAAACCTTGGTTCTTAGATCTAGACGAGACCATGTGCTGTACGATGTCTGGGAAAAGAAAGGCTTTCTTCTTACCACGGAAGGGAATGTTGTTCATTATGGATTTATTGAACGGTACATTGAAGAACTGTCCACTATCTATCATATCAAAGAAATTGCCTATGACCGCTGGAATGCGACACAGATGGTTCAGAACTTAGAAGGCATGGGTTTAACAATGGTTCCATTTGGTCAGGGCTATAAGGACATGAGTCCACCTTCCAAAGAGTACTATAAACTCATGATGGAAGGTAAAATCCAGCATGGAGGTCATCCGGTTTTGAAATGGATGGCCCAAAACGTAGTCATGAGACAGGATCCAGCCGGGAATATCAAGCCTGATAAAGAAAAATCTGTAGAAAAGATTGACGGCGTTGTCGCAACCATTATGGCTTTAGACAGGTGCATTCGACATCAAAAGAATGTCGGTAGTATTTATGATGAGCGGGGAATCATATCCTTTTAAATTAATTAGATTTTCCACAATTAAAAGAGTTATTGTAAAGCATCTCAAGCGAGGTGCTTTTTTTCATGCCTAGAAAAGGAGATGACTATGGGAATATTGGAACGATTAGGACTAAAACGACAGAGGGGAGAGCCAAAAAATAAGTATGAAGGGAATGACTTTTCGCTACTCTTTGGTCGAACCACGAGTGGGAAAACGGTCAATGAACGGACGGCATTACAAACGACAGCGGTCTATGCCTGCGTAAGGATTTTGTCAGAGACCATTGCATCTTTACCTCTTCATGTTTATCGATACATCGAAGGAGGGAAAACGAAGGATACAGAACATGCCCTTTACACGATTTTGCATGATGAACCGAATCCTGATATGACATCTTTTGTATTTCGGGAAACCTTGATGAGCCATCTCTTAATCTGGGGAAATGCCTATTCTCAGATTCTTCGTGACCGTTCAGGTCAGGTGATTGGGCTTTATCCTTTGCTACCGGATCAGATGAGCGTTCATCGAAGTGAGAAGGGTAAGCTCTATTATGTTTACAATCGTTATGAGGAAGACAATCCTAATTTTCAGGAAAAAGGAAGCATTGTTTTATCACAAGAAGAGGTACTTCATATTCCAGGCTTAGGGTTTGATGGTCTGATTGGTTATTCTCCGATTGCTCTGGCGAAGAATGCGGTGGGGATGACGCTTGCTTGTGAAGAATATGGCGCTAGTTTCTTTGGCAACGGTGCTAACCCCGGTGGAGTTCTCGAACACCCAGGTATCTTAAAAGACCCTGCTAAGGTCCGAGATTCCTGGAATGCAGTCTATCAGGGGACACGAAATGCTCATAAGGTAGCTGTCCTGGAAGAAGGGATGAGCTATAAGCAAATTGGGATACCACCTGAAGAAGCCCAGTTCTTGGAAACCCGCAAGTTTCAAATCAATGAGATTGCACGTCTCTTTCGGATTCCACCGCATATGGTAGGAGATTTAGAGAAGTCCAGTTTTTCTAATATTGAGCAACAATCCCTTGAGTTTGTTAAGTATACCTTGGACCCCTGGGTGGTTCGGTTTGAACAGGCTCTTAAGAAAAGTTTGCTGCTGCCGGAAGAGAAGAAGACCCATTTCATTAAATTTAATGTAGATGGCCTGCTTCGTGGAGACTACCAAAGTCGGATGAACGGCTATGCGATTGGCCGACAAAACGGCTGGCTCTCGACAAACGATATCCGGGAGCTAGAAGAACTCAACCCTATCCCGCCAGAAGAAGGCGGTGATCTTTATCTCATTAATGGCAATATGACCAAGCTAAAAGATGCAGGAGGATTTATGAAAGATAACCATGAAGGAGAGAGTCATGAATAAATTTTGGAATTTCAGCGAGGATGAAACGGGGCGTGTGCTGCATCTAAATGGTACGATTGCTAGTGAATCCTGGGTGGATGATGATGTGACTCCGCAAATTTTTAAGAATGAACTCATGAGAGGCACCGGACCATTGACCTTATGGATTAACTCACCGGGTGGAGATGTCTTCGCGGCAGCTCAAATCTACAATATGTTAATGGACTACAAAGATGACGTCACCGTCAATATTGATGGCATTGCAGCTTCGGCCGCCAGTGTCATTGCTATGGCGGGAACCACCGTCAATATGAGTCCGGTAGCTATGATGATGATTCACAATCCGATGACCGTCGCAATTGGGGACTCTAAAGAAATGGAGAAGGCCATTGCTATGTTATCGGAAGTCAAAGAGTCTATTCTCAATGCCTACGAAATTAAGACTAGCTTGTCTCGTGTGCAGTTGTCCCACTTGATGGATGCTGAGTCTTGGTTTAATGCCAAGAAGGCTCTTGAACTTGGATTCGCGGATTCTATTTTGTATGAGCCTGCACCTCATGAAGATGGGACGGTTCAAAGTATGATGTTTAGTCGAGCAGCGGTGACCAACCAGCTGCTTTTAAAATTGGCTGATAAAAAACCTCAGCCCAAAACACCAGTTTCTCAGTTAGAGAAACGGTTGTCACTCTTGAAATAAGAAAGGAATAACCATGAGTAAAATTTTACAATTGCGGGAAAAACGAGCACAGGTATGGAAGAAAGCAAAAAGCTTTCTGGATACCTGTCGGGATGATAAGGGGCTGGTTTCTGTAGAAGATACGGCTCGTTATGAAGAAATGGAAGATGAGGTTGTTCGCCTTGGTAAAGAGATTGAACGTTTGGAGCGGCAGGAAGCACTGGATAAGGAATTAGCCAGTCCGGTTAGTCAAGCCATTGTCGCCAATCCAACTGTAGGCGGAGGAAATCCAAAAGGCGGACGTTCCTCTAAAGCCTATAACACAGCTTTTTGGAACAATATCCGCAAGAAAAACTTCTATGATATCGAAAATACCCTCAGTATTGGAGACGACTCACGTGGCGGTTACTTGGTTCCAGATGAATATGAGAAACGTCTGATCCAGTCTCTTCAAGAAGAAAACTTCATGCGGAGTCTTGCAACGGTCATTCAGACTTCAAGCGGGGAGCGGAAGATTCCAGTTGTGTCAGGGAACGGTGAAGCCACTTGGATGGATGAGAACTCTAAGTTCAAGGAATCAGAAGATACCTTTAGTCAAGTAACGCTTGGTTCCCATAAGGTTGGAACAGCCATTAAGATTTCTGATGAGCTGCTCTATGATTCCGTCTTTGATTTGGAAAGCTATATGGCTAATGAATTTGCTCGTCGGATTGGTGTGAAGGAAGAAGAAGCTTTTCTGATTGGTGATGGAACAGGTAAGCCAACCGGAATCTTCCAAACGGTCGCTGAAGGAGCTACGAGTAGCGGAGCGACCATTACCTTTGACGATGTCATGGATTTGTATCACTCGCTTAAATCACCTTATCGGAAAAATGCAGTATGGATTTTGAACGACTCCACCGTAAAATCTTTACGGAAACTCAAGGACAATAATGGCAACTATATCTGGCAGCCATCTGTTCAAGCTGGTGTTCCAGATATGATTCTGAATCGTCCCTATTTCACCTCTAGCTTTGTACCAACGATTGATACAGGTAAGAAAGTATTGGCTTTCGGTGACTTTTCATACTACTGGATTGCGGACCGTCAAGGACGTTCCTTTAAGCGTCTGAATGAACTCTATGCAGAAAGCGGTCAAGTTGGTTTCCTTGCTAGTCAGCGTGTGGATGGTAAGTTAATTCTGAATGAAGCGGTTAAAGTCTTAACTATGAAATGAGGTTTCTCATGAAGATTAGTTTGGAGGAAGTAAAGAACTATCTGAGAGTTGAACACTCAGAAGATGACCACTTGATTCAAGTCATGATTTCTGCCAGTAAAGAGTTGTGTTCCAGCATCCTACGCAAAAATCTGGAGGAAGTGACGGAGGAGAAAGAAGTTGACTTCCTTCAGACGATTGTTTTGTTTGGGACAGCTTACCTTTATGAGCACCGAGAAGAAGGGGGACAGGAAAGCCTTGTCGAACTTCTAAAAGCTCTTCTTTCTGCTCATAGAAGGGATGTGTTCTGATGGAAATCGCCCCATTAAGCAAACGAGTTTTCTTTGAAAAACGGGTCATTGTGCAAGATGCTATTGGTAATGAAAGCAGTCAGTGGCAACCATTGTATTCAAGATGGTGTTCCTGTAAGGTGCTTCTTGAAACAGAAGGAACTACCTCCGTAATGGTCAAGAATATCCATCAGTTACGCTTTACGCTGCGCTACGACCCTGCTATCCAAGAATTGGATAGTAAAACCACTCGTCTTCGTTTTGAGGAGAAGGTTTATAATATCAAGGCCATTGATTCGTTGACTTATCCTCAAAAGATGATTCTGATAGATGCGACAGAGGAGGTGTAATATGGCAACACTTAATCCGTCTGACCTAGCTCGGTCTGTTCAAAAGGAGTTAGAAGCTTATGTGGAAAGGTCTGCTGAAACAGTGAAAGCAGTGGTGGAAGATAGCACGAAGGAAGCCGTCAATGAGTTAAAGCAACATTCTCCAAAAAAGCGGGGGAAATATGCTCGAGGATGGACCTCTACTGCGACTAAAGAAACGAATCTAGCTTTGACAAAAACGATTCATAATCGGACACCAGGACTGACGCATCTCTTAGAAAACGGTCATGCCAAACGAGGCGGTGGCAGGGTTGAAGGAATTCGACATATTGCTCCTGTTGAAGAAAAGATGATTCGCCAATTTGAAGAGCGCTTGAAGGAGAAGTTATGAAGAAAGATGAGTGGTTTCCATTCTTAAGCAGTCTAGGGCTGCCCTGTGCTTACCACCATTTTGAGGAAGGGCATAGTCCAGCTCCTCCCTTTGTGGTGTATTGGTTTCCTGCTTCTCAGAATTATGGTGCAGATAATCTGGCTTATCACAAAGGAAGTCAAGTCAGACTGGAGCTTTATACCGAGAAAAAAGACCTTGAATTAGAAGAGAAAATAGAAGCAGCACTCGACAGTCATTCTCTCTTTTTTGACAAGGAAGAAACCTACCTGGATACGGAAAAGTTGTATCAGGTCATTTATCATTTAAATCAATAGAAAGGAAAAATCCGATGGAGAAAAATAAAGTCACCTTTGGTTTGCAGGATGTCCATTGGGCAGAAGTAACCAAAGAGGGAGATGATGGGGCGCTGACCTACGGGACAGTGGAGCGACTTAGGGGTGCCGCAGAGCTGACCTTAGAACCCCAAGGGGATTCAGGGTCCTATAAAGCTGACAACATCAATTTTTATACGACAGAATCTAATGATGGCTATGAAGGAACTTTGAAACTGGCTCTTTTGACACAGGAATTTTTGACCCGAGTGTTAGGAGAAACGATTGATGCCCAGAGTAAAGTCATCTCAGAAATCGCAAGCAGTGAGAAGAAAAGCTTTGCTTTGATGTTCCGATTTGAAGGGGATAAGAAAGAAACGCTTCATGTGCTCTATTATTGTTATGCAAGCCGGCCAACCGTTGCTTCTAAAACAAAGAGCGGTTCAGATATCAACGAAGTAGAATTGAAATTCAAAGCCAGTCCACGTCCACTGGATAAAATCGTCCGTCGCAGGACCACAGAGGATACCCCAGAAGATGTCAAAAAGACTTGGTTCGCAAAAGTCTATGAACCAACTGTGAAACCAGGAGGTTAATCATGAGGAAAACGATTCAGTTATCAGGTAAGAAAATTGAGCTTGCGACCAATGCTTACACACCAATTGCCTATAAAAAAGAATTTGGGAAAGACTATTTCCAGGACCTGTTTCAAATGTTGCAGGCAGAGTCGATTCTAAAAAAAGCTGAACAGCTAGAAGAAGGCAAAACTTTATCTGCATCGGATGTGGATATGAGCATGTTGGCGGATTTTGATATGACGTTTTTCCACCGGCTCTTTTGGGTTTTTGCCAAATCAGCTAACCCATCAATTGATCCTTTTGAAGAGTTCTTTATGGGCTTAGAAGAATTTCCGCTTCAAACAGTAGGACCGGTTCTGATGGAATTGTTAAATCAAGGGATGACAACCAGAAAAAAGTCGATGCGTCGGAAGAAGCGAGCAACGAAACCTTCACAGTAGAATCCTATCTTCACTGTTGTAAAGAGACAGGACTATCCATGTCAGATTTAAAAGAGATAACGATTGGCATGGCGCTGGACTATCAGACAGACTATGTGGAAGTGCGTACCAAAGAAGCAGATAGAACTCGCAAGGCTACGCAGGTAGACTTTGATAATTTTTGATGTGGCGGTAAGGAGGTGACGGTATGGCTGGAACGATTAAAGGAATCACAATTGAAATTGGAGGCGATACCCAGCCCTTACAAAAAGCTCTAAAAGGGGTGAACCACGAAGCCTTAGAAGCAAGCCGAGAACTGAAACAAATTGATAAGGCACTAAAATTTGACACAGGCAATGTCACTCTCTTAACTCAGAAACAAGAGGTTTTAGCCAAGCAAGTTCAAACAACCAAAGAGAAGCTAGAGACACTACGTCAAGCCCAATCTCAGGTAGAAGCTCAGTTTCAAAGCGGGAAAATCGGAGCTGACCAGTATCGAGCTTTTCAAAGAGAGGTCGAAATCACTCAGAACACTCTCAAAATCTATGAGAATAAGCTAGAGGGTGTCAACCGAGCTTTGGAGCAAAATGGCTCCAGTGTCACCAGCAACAAAAGTAAACTAGCTGCTTTAGGAGCTGAACAAAATCAACTAGCTTCAGAGAGTGAGAAAGCCGCTTCCTCCTTTAAGTTGCAAGAAAGTCAGCTAGGTCGTAATGCCAGTGAATCTGAAAAACTGGCCCTTGCCCAGAAAAAGGTTGCGGCTCAGTCAGAGATTGTCGAGAAACAGATTGCCAATTTAGAACGGCAGTTAGAGTTGACCAAGGCTGAATACGGTGAGAACTCAGTTGAAGCCAATAAACTAGAAAAGTCACTCAATGAAACCAAGACAGCTTATCATCATCTGCAAGATGAGATGAGCAGCATGAGCGGGGCAAGTGATAATGCTAACCACAGCTTAGCAGAAACTAACAATCTTCTAAGGTCTGAGATTCTAGCCAACTTCAGTGAAAAACTGAGCGAAATCAGTCAGAAGCTGATTGACTTCGGAAAAGCAACACTGGAAGCTTTTCGAGAAGTGGATGAAGGGATGGATATCATCGTCACCAAAACCGGTGCCAGCGGAAAAGCACTGGATGAGATGACAGATATTGCAAAAGGCCTTGCGACTGAAATTCCAACGGACTTTCAAACAGTGGGCAGTGCTGTTGGTGAGCTTAATACCCAGTTTGGGTTGACTGGTGATGCCTTAAAGGACGCTTCTGCGACTTTGATTAAGTACGCAGAAATCAATGGTTCGGACGTGACGGAATCAGCTATTTCTGCAAAACAAGCTATTGAAACTTATGGACTTGAGACGAGTGATTTAAATCGAGTCTTAGATACTGTCACTTATACGGCCCAGGCGACTGGAGTCAGTGTTCAGGATTTGATGAACAAAGCTATCCAAGGTGCTCCACAAATTAAGGCTTTAGGACTTTCGTTTGATGAGGGTGTGGCTCTTATGGGGCAGTTTGAAAAAAGTGGGGTCGATTCTTCGGCTGCTCTTTCTTCTCTCTCCAAAGCAGCAGTCAACTATGCAGCTAAAGGAAAGACACTGAGTGAAGGCTTAAAAGAAACGGTCGAACAAATCCGAAACAGCACTAGTGAAACGGAAGCCTTAACGCTTGCATCCAGTATCTTTGGTACTAAAGCTGCTCCACGAATGGTGGATGCCATTAAGCGGGGGGCTCTATCTTTTGATGATTTAGCAGGAACCGCAGAAAAAGCAAAGGGAGTGGTTGCTTCCACCTATGAAGCAACACTTGACCCTATTGATCAGTTCACCTTAGCTCAAAATGCAGCTAAAGAGGCCATGGCCGAAGTTGGAGGAGCGATTGCAGAAACCCTAGCTCCGTTTCTCCAACAACTTGTTCCGCTTTTAAAAAGTGTTGCGGAATGGTTCGTGAATCTTCCGGAACCTGTGCGGGAGTTCATTCTGGTTGTGGGTGGACTGGTGACTATTGCGGGTATTCTCTTACCCATTATTGTAGCCTTACAAGCTGCAGCTTTAGCTCTTGGGACGACGATTGGAGGGATGTTAGCTGCGGCTGCTCCGATTGTAGGGATTGTACTTGCGGTGATAGCGGCTGTTGCTTTATTGGTCATTGGTATTAAGGAACTATGGGAACATAATGAAGCTTTCAGAACGGCTGTTACGGATGCTTGGAATGCTATCTATTCAGCTGTTTCTTTCATCGTTCAGACAGTCGTAGACTTTGTGATGGAAATTTGGGGAACCTTGGTTTCTTGGTGGCAGGAAAATCACCAGTTGATTCAAGATGCTGCAACAATTGTCTGGAATGCCATTTCGACGGTAATCACCACCATTATGGATTTAATTGGGCCTTATCTAACAGCCGTTTGGGAGAATATCAAGCTCGTTGTTACAACAGCTTGGGATATTATCAAGACGATAATAGAAACAGTCCTAAATGTTATTCTTGGCATTATCACATTGGTTATGCAGGTGATCACTGGCGATTGGTCTGGTGCCTGGGAAACCATTAAGCAAATTGTATCTACCGTATGGGAAGGGATTCAGTCCATCATTGGCACCATTCTTAATGCTATCTGGCAATTTATAGTGAATAGCTGGAACGGTATCAGAGATAGTGTTTCAAATATTCTATCAGCCCTTTCTTCTTTATTTTCATCCATTTGGAATGCCATTCAATCCACGGTGACAGTGATTGTTCAGGGGATTGCAAGCGCACTATCCAATATCTGGAATGGGATATTTCAGACCATATCAAATGTCCTAAACAACATCTTCTCAACTGTTCGAAATATTTGGGATGGAATTAAAAATGCCATTTCTGGAGCGATTGATGGGGCTAAAAATGCCGTATCCTCTGCCATCAATGCCATAAAGAATCTCTTTAATTTCCATATCTCTTGGCCGCATATTCCATTGCCGCACTTTAGTGTCAGTGGGTCGGCCAATCCGCTTGATTGGCTAAAAGGGGATATTCCACGAATTGGTATAGAATGGTATGCCAAGGGAGGGATTTTAACAAAGCCAACCATCTTTGGATTAAATGGTGCGAACCTCTTAGCAGGAGGGGAGGCAGGCAGAGAAGCAGTGCTTCCCTTAAACAGAGAAACATTGGGTCAGATTGGCCGAGGGATTGCCTCTACTTTGGATGCTCTGCCACAGATTACCATTACAATTTCAGATGTTGTAATTAGGGAAGAAACGGACTTAGATCGCTTGGCAGAACATGTGGCAGGAAGGCTGGCAGATGAACTAGCCAGACAAAAACAACTGAAAGGATTGGGAATATGATTCGACACAATGAGTTGGTGATTGATGGGGTGCATACTTCCTCTTTCCCTTTTAAGGTGATTGTAGAAAACAGTCCACCGATTGTCATGAAAAGCAGCAAGACTCAGCTCCTTGAGAATAGAGGGATCAGTGGTGCTGTCATGGAAACCAACAAGAATCGCAATGTGATGGAGTTGACATTTAAGATTTATGTGGTCAAGCCAAGTGAAGAAGAACTTTTTCAGTTTTTGACTCTCTTTTCTAAAGAACAGTTTTGGCTGGAGAGCGAGCAGTTGAAAACAGTCCAACTCTGGTGCTATAAGGTCCTCGTTTCAAAAGTTATAAAGGACAAGCATGAGGTTTATGAGATGGAAGCGACATTCCAATGCCATCCCACAAAGTTCTTTAAAGATACAGATAGTCAGTCGTTCACTCAAAATGGTGCTCTGCGAACGAAGGGGTCGGCTTTGGCTTTTCCCAAATTGACAATAGTTGGAAACACCTCAACTGAAACCAGTTTTACGATTGGCAGTCAGGTTATTCGTTTGGAGAAAATAGAGTCTGGTGAAACACTGGTGATGGATAACAACCCTGACAAACCAAGTTTTAGAACCTTATCGGGAAAAAGCATCAAATGGTCTGGTGACTTTTTAACGATTGACCCTTCAAAAGATAAAACAGTGGGAGTCGTATTGGAAACTGGTATTCAGTCCATTCGTTTTGAGATTGTCTGGGGGTGGGCTTAATGCTTTATTTATTGGATAAGGAAGTACAGACCGTTAAATGGAACGGTATCCCCCTTTATGAAGCAGTATCTGCTAGGGTAAAGGAAACATTGAATGGAGATTTCACCTTAACCCTCAGGTATCCTATAACGGACAGCCATCTTTATCGGCTATTGAAAGTAGATAATCTGATTAAAGCTCCTGTCCCTGAATTAGGAGAACAGCTTTTTCGTATTAAGAAACCAGTTGAAATGGATGACCATGTGGAGGTTCTGTGTTATCACATTACGGATGATGTCATGCAGCATTCCATTAAGCCAATAGGAAATTCTCAAGTCGGCTGTATGATGGCCTTATCCAGTATGGTTCAGGCAGCCAAAACTAGTCTTAGTCCTTTCTCTTTTACCAGTGATATCGTAAAGCACAGGGATTTCAATACCAAAGAGACAACAACACTATACAGTGTACTGCTAGATGGAGCGCATTCTATCGTTGGAACCTGGGAAGGTGAGGTCACTCGAGATAATTTCTTATTCTCTATTCAAGAGCACCGAGGAGAGAATCGTGGTGTCATTATTACTACTCATCAGAACCTGAAATCCTACAAACGGAATAGAAGTTCGCAAACTGTAGTGACCCGTATCCATGTTCATTCGACCTTTAAACCAGAAGGAGCTGAAGAAGAGAAGACGTTAACCTTGACTGTTGACAGTCCTTTGCTTGATGCTTATCCCTACATCAATGAAAAAGAGTTCACGAATAACAATCTGAAAACCATTGAGGAGTTGCGAAAATGGGGTGAGAGTAAATTCTATCATGATAAGATTGACCGAGAGCAGGATGCCATTGTGATAGAAGCCTATGAGCTAGATGGTCAAACGGTTCATTTGGGAGACTGGGTCACTCTAAAAAGCCGAAAGCATTATGTGGATTTGTTAAAGCAAGCCGTGGCTTATGAATACGATGCACTTACTAAAGAATATATCTCATTGACCTTTGACGATAAAGTCAGAGAAGGTGGCCATAATACCTCTTCAAAATTGACGGCTGCAGCTCATTCCATCTTAACCCTTGCTCAAGGCAGCCATGATTTGATGATTGAACGAGCTTTAGAAAATGTCAATCGGGCCTTTGATGCAGCTTTTGAGAAGCAAGAGAGCAAGGTACTAGACGGCATTGAAAAGGCCAAAGCAAAGGCAGAAGAAATTGCAGCTCAGACTCGTGATCAGATTCAGAGTTCGTTTACTGCTTTTACGAAATCGACAGAGTCGACTCTTCATACGATTACTCAAAAGACGGAAGAAGCCTTAGGCAAGGCAGGAGCCACTCAGCAAGCTCTAAACAACGTCCAAGAAGTGACAAATCAAACAACAGCCGAACTGAATGCTTTTCAAAAAGAGACTCTTCAGAAAATGGGAACTTTTGTCAGTAAGACAGAAGTCAAGCAGACTCTATCTGGACTTGAAACAACGCTCCAACAGGTTCAGGGGTATGTTTCAAAAGATGGAGAACGGCAGGAACGACTGGAGCAGTATGTACGGACGGAAACAGCCAATCAGGCCAGAACTGTCCGAGAGCAAGTGGCCATGGACTATGTCGCAAAAGTCTCCTATTCAGAAGATGTGAAAGGTTTGAATCGTCGCTTTGAGAATCTGCAGATTGGTGGGCGCAACTACATCCGTCATTATGATTTTGATGGTCTGTTGCCACTCTCGTCTAATGTATCAGAATGGAAGTTTGAACGGGTATCGGATACGAATGCCAAAAGTGGATACTATCTCAAAGCTACTTGTACCAAAGCAGGGAATGGTGGCTTTCATAAGCCCATTTTTGATTTAAGGGGGGCTGAATGGCAAGGGAAGAAAATGGTCTATTCGGCCGACATGAAATCGAGTCGGTCGGTAGTTGTTCGGTTTGGTTTTGAGACAGGTGGTGTTTCAACCGTGACACTTCAAACTGAATGGCATCGGTTTGTTCATCCTTTTACCGTGAAGTTTGAGAGATATTGGTCCTGGGTATGTTATTCGAATGGCTGGCTTGTTGGTGATGTTCTTTATATTCGGGATCCACAATTGGAAGATGGGACAATTGCGACGACACCGAGTCCAGCTCCAGAGGATGACCGGCAGTACACAGAAACCAAGATTGCCTCCTATTCTCAAACAGTGGAGGGACGCTTTTCAGAAATTTTGCAGGCAGTCAATGGCAAAACCAGCAGCAGTGACTTTCAAAAGGTTCAGGAAACAGTTAATCTGTACTCACGGCTCATTGGCTCAAAGGAAGACAGTGTCAAACATAACTTGGCCCAGATTGTCCTGACAGATTCTTCCTATGTGACCAAGGTGACGGATTTGACCCAGAGAGTTTCTACTGTTCAAACTCAGCTCGCAAACAGTTGGTCGGTTCAGCATTTGACTTCAAGTGGGGCAGTAATAAACAGTTTGAATCTATTAGCGAATGGAGTAAATCATATCCATGGTAGACTCACTCATATCACAGGACAAACTTTAATTGACCATGCTGTGATTAAGTCTGCCATGGTGGATAAGTTAAAGACAGCCAACTTTGAATCGGGATCAGTCACAACCGCAATCTTAAGTGCAGAAGCAGTAACGGCTGAGAAACTGAAAGTAGATGATGCCTTGTTTAACAAGCTATCTGCGACCGAAGCTTATCTGAGGAAGCTTTTCTCAAAGCAGGCATTCATCAGCCAGGTGCAGTCGGTAACTTTATCTGCGAACAAGATATCAGGTGGTATCCTAACAGCCATTAACCGAGCTATGGAAATCAGTCTCAATGCGGGTCAAATTTTGTATTATACAGACCAAGCTGCCTTGAAACGAGTTCTGACTGGTTATCCAACCCAGTTTATTAAGTTTGCGACAGGGAATGTCGATGGCAAAGGAAGGGCTGGTGTGACAGTTATTGGGTCTAATCGCTATGGCAGTGAAAGCTCAAATGATAGTGGCTTTGTCGGTATTCGAGCTTGGAATGGGTACAATATTGATTCACTTGATCTGGTTGGGGATGAATTGTCCTTTGCCAGTTCTGCCTATGATAATAAAGATGGTTGGGTCATGACTACAACAGGAAAACTTCAACTGCGTCCGAGCAGGAAACAGGACAGAAGGGATTCAACCATTAATACAGGCGATGTTTGGCTCTATTTAGATACAAGCGGTAATTATGTTTCACTTCACGAGGTATTACTACGGATGTCTAATAGCATTGGGGCGCTCTATGAATACAGGGCTAGCCATAGTGAAGGGCATCCAGCCTGGTGGGATACCAGAAACTTAGTGGGACATTTATAAGAAAGGAAACAAATGAACCCAGAAGAAATTAATCAGGCTCTTCGTTTGACTATTGAAGAGCTGACCAGAAAGCTGGCTGATGAGGTAACATCAAAGAACCTCTTAGCCATTCAATTGACGCAGAAAGAGGAAGCTTACCAAGTTCTCTTTCAGAAGAAAGAAGAATTGGAAGCTAATCTCAAAGAAGCAACTACACCATTAAAAATAGATGGAGGAAAGAAAGATGGAAGAAAAGGAATTACTACCTGATCTAAGTAGAATTACAGAACCTTTTGATTTGGTGGCGGCACTCACTTATATGCGCGAGAATGGTGAGTTCATTCGCTGCAAGAGTGAGGGGGAGGATTTTTATATGTACCGAGAAGTACAAAAGCGTCCCGTGATTAAAGAAGGTCGACGTCAGTTGATGGAAGTCGAAACAGTAGGAACTCTTACTCAGTGGGGTGCGACAGTCTCTACCATTAATTTGGCTGAATTATTTCATAAAAACTTTTATATCATGCAATTTGATGAAAAAGGAAATCCAGACTGGAGAGAACCTCATAGAAAGGAAAATGCATCATGAAGCAGTTAATTTTTGCGAATAAAGTCTTGTTTACCACAGTAGGAGGACTTTTAGGAAGTGTTTTTGGTGATTGGGATGGTTTTATTTTTGCCTTGATTGTCTTCATATCTATTGATTATATTAGTGGGTTGATGGCAGCCATTGTTGAGAAGAAACTTTCCAGTGCAGTTGGTTTTCGAGGACTGTTTAAAAAAGTCATCATCTTGATGTTAGTGGCCATGGGGCAGATTATTGATACCCATATTCTAAAACAGGGCGGCATCGTCCGAACTGCTATTATTTTCTATTACTTGTCTAACGAGGGGCTCAGTATTATAGAAAATGCAGCACGGATTGGTCTGCCAGTTCCAGAGAAACTCAAACAAACTTTGAAACAATTAAAATCGGAGGAAAAATAAGATGGCATTATTTGGAGTAGATATCAGTGAACACAATGGCTTTATTGATTTTGATCAGTTGAAAAACAATGTTGACTTTGTCATTATCCGTTCGTCTTGGGGTAGCTTTGCGGAAGACCTGCGTGCACGGCGAAATGCATCTGAATGTGAGCGGGTTGGCATTCCGTACGGATTTTACCATTATAGCTATGCTCGAAATTTGGGAGAAGCACAAGCTGAGGTCAATGCCTTTTTGAACTTTGCTCGTCAATTCCATCCTTCTATGCCGCTCTACATTGATATGGAGGATGCGGACGGTTGGAAAGCTAACAATGGAGGTGTGAGTTGGGAAACTTCTACGGCTATCTGCCGACTGTTTTGTGACAATGTAGAAGCAGCTGGTTACTGGGCTGGTGTGTATGCGAGCCTGTACTGGTTCCAGAATATGGGCGACTTATCCCGTTATACGAATTGGGTAGCTCAGTGGCAGGTGGCTACTTGTTCTGTTCCAACAGATATTTGGCAGTTTACCAGTGACGGAATTGTTGGTGGTATCAGTGGCCAAGTAGATTCCAATTATATGTATCGGGATTTGCGTTCTGTTTATACCGGACAGGTACCAGAACCTCGGTCAGAAGTGCCGCAACAAGCAACAGCCACAGGGTCGACTGGGACTTACACGGTTCAAGAGGGGGATACCCTATCAGCTATTGCGGCTCTCTATGGAACAAGTTATCAGGAATTAGCGGCAATCAATGGGATTGCCAATCCTGACTTGATTTATCCGGGGCAAGTTTTGCAGGTTACTGGAAATCCTCAAGCACCTAGCAGCACCACTTATACAGTTGAAAGTGGCGATACGCTTTCCGCTATTGCAGCTATGTGCGGCACGAACTACCAGCACTTAGCGGCTATCAATGGAATTGAGAATCCGGATTTGATTTACCCTGGCCAAGTACTGCGGATTGAATAAGCAAACAGAGTCTGTTTGGAACCCTTCATGCAGGCTCTTTACATAGACAGCATTTCAAGTAGAAAAGTGCTTGAATGAGTGGGCTGAATACTTGATAAATTTGGCCTTTAGAGTGATATATAATAAGGAAGAAAGGAGAGTGGGATGAAGCCAGAAAAGAAACGAGTTTGTGCTTATGCGCGTGTTTCAACCATGACTGAAAAGCAACAAGATTCCCTCACCAATCAGCAAGCCTACTATAGTCATCTCTATCAAAATAAAAAAGATGTCGACTTTATCGGGGTTTATTATGATCAGGGGATTTCGGGAAAACTGGCCAAACGTCCAGGCTTTCAGCAGATGCTGGAGGATTGCATGGCCGGAAAGATTGATGTGATTCATACTAAGTCCATTTCCCGTTTTGCCAGAAATACAGAACTCTTACTTGAAGTAAGCCGAGAGCTGAAAGCTATTCAAGTGGATATCTTTTTTGAAGAGCAAAATCTCCATACCTTATCGAACGAAGGAGAGGTCATGCTTACAGTTCTTGCCAGCTACGCAGAAGAAGAATTGCGCAACATGAGTGAGAACCAACGCTGGGCTTTTCAGAAGAAGTTCCAGCGAGGAGAGCTGGTGATTAACACTAAGCGCTTCTTAGGCTATGACAAGGATGAGAACGGTGAGTTAATCATCAATCCTGAGGAAGCTAAAATCGTCAAACGGATTTATAACCTTTATTTATCTGGTATGGGAGTTCATGTCATCGCAAAGCTATTTAATGAAGAGAAAGTTTCTACGGTAGACGGTGGGAAATGGTATTCAAGTACTATTACCAATATTCTAAAAAACGAGAAGTATAAGGGGGATGCAATTCTGCAAAAATACTATTTTGCGGAAATCAAGGCCAAGCAACGTCTAAACCAAGGTCAGGTGCAGCAGTACCTGATTACAGATAACCATGAAGCTATTGTATCCAGAGAAGATTGGGAAGCCGTTCAAAAGCTTTTGCGACAAAACAGTAAGAGAGACGCGCGCATAGATTACAACCGACGATATCCTTTGAGTGGCTTATTGAAATGCGAGCATTGTGGCTCTACTTTAAAACGGCAGAAGTATTACAAAGGAAAGGTTGTATGGGTCTGTAGCAAGTACATCCGAGAAGGGAAGGTCGCCTGCATCGGCATGCGCGTGCCAGACAGTGTAGTACAGGATTGGAGTATCCATGAGCCCACAGTGGTAAAGGAGGAGAACATCGGTGGCAAAAAATATTACAGTTATTCCAGCAAAGAAAACGATACAAGTCGAGCAGAAGCAACACATTCAGAAAATCCGAATGGCGGCCTACTGCCGAGTATCCACCGACCAAGACGAACAGCTATCAAGCTATGAGAACCAGGTTCGGTATTACAAAGAGTATATTCAGCAGAATCCTCTCTACGAGTTGGTTGATATTTATGCGGATGAGGGGATTTCAGGAACCAATACCAAGAAACGCACAGAGTTTAATAGGTTGATAGCTGACTGCCGAAAAGGCAAAGTGGATAGAATCATTGTGAAATCCATCAGCCGTTTTTCCAGAAACACGCTGGACTGCTTAAAATATGTTCGGGAGTTAAAAGAACTTGGAATCGGGGTCACTTTTGAAAAGGAGAATATTGACAGTCTGGATGCCAAAGGGGAAGTGCTCTTGACCATTCTTTCTTCCTTGGCCCAAGATGAATCTCGTTCTATCTCAGAGAATGCGACCTGGGGGATTCGAAAGAAGTTCGAACGAGGCGAAATAAGAGTCAACACAACCAAGTTTGTAGGCTACGACAAGGGTGAGAATGGAAATCTGGTCATCAATGAGGAGCAAGCCAAGATTGTTAGACGAATCTTTCGGGATATTTTACAAGGAGAAACACCAGAAAGTATAGCGAGAAGTCTAAAAGAAGAAGGGGTTCCAGGATGGAATGGGAAAGCTAATTGGTATCCCACTACAGTTCAAAGGATGCTTCAGAATGAGAAGTACATGGGCGATGCCCTCTTGCAGAAAACTTATACGGTTGATTTTCTGACCAAAAAGCGCAGTGAGAACCAAGGGCAAGTCAATCAATACTATATCGAAGGCAACCATGAAGCCATCATTGATAAAGAAGAGTGGGAATTGGTTCAGCTTGAAATAGAGCGGAGAAATCAGTTTAGACAGGACAATCACATCAATTTTTATATTATCCAGTGCGAACAAAACCCATTTACCTGCAAGGTATTCTGTAAAGAATGTGGAGGTCTATTTGGCAGAAAAAACTGGACCACGAGCAGAGGGAAACGTCCTGTCTGGCAGTGCAATAACCGGTACAAAGTAAAAGGAGTCCAGGGCTGTACCAATCGTCATATTGATGAAGAAACACTGCAGCAGGCTTTCCTCAGAGCCATTGAGGTTCTTCGAGAAAATAAGGAAAAGCTACAAGAAAAGTGGAATAACTTTAGCGAAGAGCAAAAGTTGGAGAAGTACCATGCGGCGCAATTACAGGAGATGCTTGATAGAGATCAGGAACAATTGAATGGAAGAAAGATGTGCCAGGTACTTGAGAAAGTAACTCTTGATGAGGACGGCAACATTTCTATCAAATTTTTAGAAGGAACAGAAGTAAATTTATAAGGCTGTAATAATAATGTCATGCATTATTATTACAGCTTTTTTTCTTTTTTAGTGATATAATGATATAGAGGATTTTATGAATAATGGTTAGTTCTTATGAATGAACCAATAGGTTGAGGAGAGTTATAATGAAATATTCTGAAGAAGTTTTACGGTCATGGATTAAGCCATTATCAGACACTGAGGAAATAAGGGTAGAAAATACTGTGAGAATGATTAAAGATGCTATGGACGAAAGTGTCCTCTCGTCAAAGTATGAGTATGAAATTTTCTCTCAGGGGTCTTATGCGAATAATACTAATGTAAAGAAAAATAGTGACATTGATATTTGTATTATGGTGAAATCAATGTTTTACTGTCAATATGTAGATGGATTATCGGAAGGCAATTATAATCATTCTAGTAGCAGTATCGGTGCTAATGTATTTAAAAATGAAGTTATTAAAGCGTTAATATTGAAATTTGGTGCAGAATCAGTTTCTATTGGAAATAAGTGTATCAACATTGGTTCTAATTCTTATCATGTAAATGCGGATGTAGTTCCATGTTTTCAATACCGAAATTATAGAAAAATTCAAAGCAGGGATTCCGAACGGTTTATTGAGGGTATCAAATTTTTCACTTCGTACGGTAATAAGGAAGTAATCAATTATCCTAAAAGGCATCTACAAAATGGAATTTCTAAGAATAATGAAACCCAATATAGATACAAGTATTTGGTTAGGATTATGAAACACATCAAAAATGAGATGCGTGATGTAGAACTGGTGGATGAGAATATTTCTTCATACCTAGTTGAATGTCTAATATGGAATATCCCTAATCAAATGTTCTTTAATACCAATAACTATACAGATTTGCTACACAGAGCATTAATTTACCTAGTATCGAAAATGGATTGTGACTGGGTTGAAGTGAGTCGGATGTTTTATTTGTTTCATGCAGAACAGAAATGGACTTTACAAGAGACTAAAGATTTTGTTATTAAGATGATTGATTTTTTAGAATTTTAGAGTAAGAAGATTATGACTGAACAACAGAAAAAATTTATTAGTATTACGGTATGGGTATTTGCATTTTGTTTGATAGCACGTTTTATTATAGGGTGGCAGGAGGTAGTTCCCAATAAGCCTCATATACTATCGTTAGCATATTTAGCTATTGGTTTTATTGGAGAAGCCATATCAGTAACAGCTGCTTTTATGGCTTTTTTTGAGAAAAAAGCTTGGCGTTGGTCGTTCTTGTCTAATTTCCATAATGTTCCTATTTTATATACTAATTATATAGGAACTTTTAAATCGGATTTTGATCAGGTTGAAAGAAGTGGGGAACTGATTATCGAGCAGTCATTCTTGACTGTTAAAGTCAAGTTGAAAACATGTGAAAGTTCAAGCAATAGCATTACGGCTTCTATCGTCAATGATAATGGGACACAAAAGTTAATTTATACCTATTTAAATAATCCAAGGGCTGAATTACAAAGTCCTATACATTATGGCACGGTAATTATTGATATTGATAATCCCAATAGACTGGAAGGTAATTACTATACTGGTAGAAAAACCAGAGGGTCAATGAGATTTGAGAAAAATAATCATTTTGAGTAGTTGATTTTGTAAACTTGTAAATTGTGTATTTACATATCTTTTATATAAAACAAAGGAGTAAATCAGTCATGAGTTTTTCCAAGACTGCTATTATTGACCTGATTAGTCTAAAAAGAGAAGGCGAGTATTGGGATTTCAAAGAAAAATATCATCAAAATAAGGCTAAATTTATACATGATATTCTATGTCTTTCTAACATATCTTCTAGGAATGATTCATATTTAATTTTTGGAGTATCAGATCATGGGGAAATAAAGGGAGTCAGCAATGATGAAGGCAGAAAAACTCAAGCCATGATTGTAGATATGCTTAGGAACGCTAGTTTTTCTGGTGGCAATGTACCGTTTATAACAATTGAAACCCTAACTCTAAATGCAAAAGAAATTGATGTTTTAATCATAAAGCATTCTGATAATACACCTTTCTATTTAGAAAAAAAGTATAGAGATGGGAAAATATGTATTCCAGCCGGGACAATATATACACGAAGGCAGGATACTAATACTCCAATTGATAGCGTTGCGAGTCAACAAGAAGTTGAATATCTATGGAGGAAGCGATTTGGACTTGATTTATCACCGTTTGATAGATTACTCCATTACATAGAAGATAAGGATGGATGGGAGAGTAATTCTGTTGGAAGATATTATAAGCAATTTCCAGAATTTGTTTTTGTAGAGGATAAAGATTCTGAGGATAGGGATAGAGATGTGTACTATGCTCACAATATGATGAACAGCAGGCATTATTTCATGTCTTATCAATTCAAATACCATCAGACAATCCTTTATGAAGACGAGTTAATTGTAATGGATTCAGGTAGATATACAACTTCAACACCTAGATGGGAGTTTCTTTCAATTGAGAAGGGACTGGAAATTGATGTTTCTTACAATTATTTTATAAATGGAAGTCCAGAATGGCTAATTCACAAATTTCTTCTTGATGAAAACAACAAGGAAGCTTGTTCGGCTCAAGGAAGACTGCTTGAATTGATACTTGTTTTTGAATCAGTGCAAGAAAAAGAAGAATTTGATAAACTCATAGTCAAAAACTTAATATACGAAGATTTGGATATTTTTCGTAAACCTACATTGAGTGGAGATACTGCGAATCGAACTAGGATAACCAATTCCTACTATATTAAAGTATCTAATTTTTTGAATGCGAAATTAAGAGATTTTAGATTACATAAAAACTCTTAAAAGTATACCTAGGAAGTATAGAGTCCAGTGACCAAACCTGCATAATAGTATGAACGACTTCCTTAAAATTTTCAATGCTGTGCTATACGTTGAAGACGTACTAAGTAACAGGATAAGTTACGTTTAATGGTTTAATTCAAATATGCTGACCCTCTACATTTCGTTTCATAGTATAGCAAGATAACGTCAGCACATGTTGAGTGTGTAAGCTTGTTAGTGAAACGAAGCTAATCCTCAAAAGGTTCCCCAAACCTTTTGAGTCCCGCAAACGCATCATGTCGAGGCGGTATCACTGCTTGTACGAGCAGAGGTATCAGCGAAGTAGAAGTAGATGCTCCGCCCATGGGATAGGACTCGTAGAATGAGGAGGGAAACCGACGAAATGATACGGAAAGTCTGAACCGCTGAGTGTGTAGCTTTGCTGGTGAAAACGTAGGAACGTTTTAGTGAAAGTAATTTAAAAATCCTTGTTTTTAAATTTTTG